CAAGCACCAAGTGCTTGATGACCAGCCCATTACATACAAGGTTGATTTGAATTATGTTTATGTCTCATTTGATGAAATCATACTTAAAGAGATAGAATCAAGAAAAATTGAAAACAGGGTGTTCTCAATAGACTTGAACCCCAACTATGTTGGATGGTCAGTTGTTGACTGGAAATCATCCAGTGAATTTTCTGTGATTTCTTCTGGTGTCATCTCCATCAAGTCATTGAATGACAAGCACTTTGCTTTGAAGAAGTCAAAGAAGAACCCTGATGGATTGAGTTCAGACCATCCAAAGAGAATTCATCTCAACAACAAAAGGGAACATGAAGTCTTTGAGATTTCTAAAAATTTGATAGACAAGTCATTATATTACAGATGTTCTTTGTTTGCAGTTGAAGAACTGAAAATCAAGTCTTCTGACAAGAAGAAAGGTTCAAAATACAATTTTCTCTGCAACAACCTGTGGAACAGGAATAAAATGGTGAACAATCTGAAGAAAAGATGCAACATCTATGGTTTGAAACTGTTTGAAGTTCAACCAAATTACTCAAGTTTCATAGGAAACTTCCTGTTCAGGGACTTGAATCTCCCTGACATGGTTCTTGCTTCAATTGAAATCTCAAGAAGATGCTATGAGTTTTATAATCAATACATTATAAAGGTAAAACCACAAAGAAAGAATATAATACAGCCTGAAATCCAAGATTTCTATGAAAGATGCATCAAGTCATTGGAAGAATTTGGTGTGACCGGAGAATTCAAGGATTTCAAGAGCTTATATGATTTCTTCAAAAACTCTAAAATGATGTATAGGGTTTCTCTGGATTCAATGAATCCAAAGTTTTTCAGCTTGAAAACCACCAGATCCTGTGTGGATCAGATGATTTCATCTTGTTGATGAAATTCATTTTATTTATTGTTTCAAGTACATTCAAAGGATGCTGTTATCACATTTGATATTTTTCAAAAATTATTTTCAGATGGTGTCAGTGAAGAGTATATAGTTGGTGATGGGAGTCCAACTAAATGTTTGTTTCTTTTATGGACAGGATCTGAAAGTGATGTATATAAGATGTTGAATATTTTTAATGACAGAAAGATTACTAAAAAGATTGTTGTAATAGGTGAGGAATCATGGATGAGATCTTGTTTGAATACAGATATTGCATTTTGGGAATTTTTTTGGAAATCTTTGTCAGAAATATCTAATTAAATTTGGATGTTTTATTCTTTTTTGTTAATTTTGCAATATAAAAACAACACAAATGAAGAATATAAATAAGAATATTGAGATTGTTAATTGTTCCAATCTGTCCCTTATGAATTTTGACTGTAATGGTGATTTACTTTTGGTGGGGAACTTTAATGGTATCTGTGGTAATGAATCACAAACAAATATTGTGAATATCAGGACTATTATGATGACACTTAAAAACAGTCATATAGTATATGTAATGGGTGGTATGGATACTGTCAATTATTTTTATAATCTCATTAAAGAATGGAGTAAGAAACTTGATGTTGGTAGTCCGGTTTATTTGAAAAGACATTTTAAAGCTATGTTTTTTGATAAATATAGTATAGATGAGATTATTCCAGAGATGAAAAGGAAATTTAAAAGTATGGGTAAAGTAAAAAATATTATTGTCAATCCTCCATATAAGGGAAGTCTTCATTTGGACTTTCTTGAAACTTGTTTTGATAATCTGGATAGTTCATCTGGAAGAATGGTTATTATTGAACCGGCCACTTGGCTCATCAATGTCCGCAAAAATGGAAGGGTAAAGAAATATGATGAAATCAAGAAGAAACTTGGTAATCATATTCAATCAGTTGTGATTGAGAATTTGAATATAGAGTTTGGAACAGGATTGTATGTACCATTTGCAACGACAACTATTGATATGTCAAAGAAATTTGATACTATTGATTTTACTTGTTTTGGGGAACATAAGACCATTTCAAATATCTATGACTGCAACCTTATTGGAAAATATGACACAATTTGGGGTATTCTTAATAAGGTGTCAAAGTTTGGAGATATGATGAATAAACATATAACTAATGAAGACAAGGGTAGAGATTATTGGTATGCAAAATATAGTGAATTAACCCCGGACTGTGGTTGTTCAAATACAAGTGATAGAAAAGGATTGAAGTATGATGGAGATTATCTTTGGACAAATACTAATAATGGTATGTTTAATATAGGATATATTTATAGTTCATATCATACATATAATAATGAAATTTCAAATACACCTCTTTGTGCGTATGATAGAGGTAAACATCTTACTGATAAGATAACAGATAACATTTATGGCACAAAAGAAGAACTTGAAAACTGGAAACATTTCATTTTCAATAATAAGTTACCATTATTTATCAATATTGTCATGACCATTGACCAGAATAACAATTCAAAGGATTTTATCCCTTGGTTGGTGGACAAGCAGTATACTGATGATGAAATCAATATTATGTTTGAATTCACTGATGATGAAATCAAACTGATTGACACTACAATCAAGAAGTATGAAAGAAACAGTCCTTGGTTCAGGAGATATATGTGCGGGCCTGATTCAGTGTCAGATGAGTCTGTCCATAGTTTTATACAGGAAATTTCAAAGTAATGTTGGAAAGGGATAAAAATAGTCAAAGAGAAGATAGACATAATATAACACAGGAAGATTTTACCCCATCATCCATTGTGAAAATGCTTTGCGATAATGTATCAGAAGATGAATATAAAAATCATGCATCAACATTTATGGACAACTCCTGTGGGGTTGGAAATATTCTTGTAGAAGTTCTAAAAAGAAAATTATCATATTGTTCTACCATTAATGATGTTATTGATGTCTTGAAGTCAATTTATGGAATTGATTTGATGGCAGATAATGTTGAAGAATGCAGAAACAATCTTTATAAAATAACCATAGATATGTTTCCGGAAATAACAGATGATTTTAATATCAATTTTAAAGTGAGATCCATTATCAGGAACAGAATTCAATGGTGTGATTCATTGAAGTTTGATTATAATCACTGGCCACATTTATCTGTCACACCAAGGATGGGACATATGAATATAACATTTAAGGAAGTCAAAAAATCTGAAGATACAAAATTCCCAATGTGGTTTAAAGATTATGATGATTGTGAACCATCATTGTTTGAATGAAAGTGGGTGTAATCCCCACTTTGTTATTTTTATATAAATTATTGTTTTTATGGAAAACACAAAAATCTGGTTTCTTGCTGACACACATTTCGGTGTAAGGGGTGATGATGAGATCTGGCTGGATGACTATATAGGATATTTTGAGAATTATCTTATTCCCTTGATGAAAGAAAGGGTGAAGGAGAATGATATTCTTGTGCATTGCGGTGATGTCTTTGATTGCAGGTCTACAATAGGTCTGCATACTATGTGCAGAGTCATCAACCTGTTCGAGGAATTCTCCGAAATTTTCAAAGACATAAGAATCATTGTGGGAAACCATGACATATTCAGGAAGTCGTCGAATGATATTACATCAGTCAATATGTTAAAACACATACCCAATGTGAAGATATATTATGAACCTTGTGTGGAAGTCATTGATGGAAAGACATGTCTGTTTAATCCTTGGGTGGAAGATTTGGAAAAGGAGAAGATCATACTTTCTGGTGTGGATGTGAACTATGTGTTCGGTCATCTTATGATAGGAGGTTCAAAGATGTCAGACAGATCTGGAATGAAAATCAGTGCAACTTCCGGAATAAGTGTGAAAGACTTCAAGTCTGCACAGGTATATGCCGGTCATATACATATCAGACAGGACAACAAGAATATTCATTATATAGGAAACCCTTACTCAAAGGACAGGGGGGACAGAGGGAACAAAAAGGGAATAACTATTCTTGATGTGAAGACTGGAAAAACAGAATTCATCGAGAACACATATTCTTCAAAATTTGTGAAGGACAATATCTATGATATTGTTAATCTTACAATAAAAGATTTGAAGAAAAGATGGAATAATAACTATGTCGATCTTCATTTGAAAGGGTGTGATATCACAAGATGCAGTTTTGATGATTTGAGAGAATGTCTCAATGGGGTGTATAAGAGTTTTAATCCTGTTGGAGACAATACTGTCATAGAGACTGAAAATGTAAAGTCCGCTGATTTCAAGGATGCAAAGACAAGCAATGATTATTTGACGGAGTTTATTGACAGTCAGGACTTGGATGATGATTTCAAGAAGATGGTTATGGAGAAGATAATGGAATATAATGGAAGACTATGAAATTTCAGGCAGTAAATGATACTATTATCCTGTTGAAGGACAAAAATGTAAATGATTCCCCATTGATTCTTCCAGAAGTAAAACCACAGAATATGTTTGAGATACCGGAACCTTATACAGGAACAATTGACAGTGTAGGAATGGAAAATGAATGGAAGAAAGGAGATAGGATTGTCTTCTGTGAAATGGGTGGAGTATATTTGAAGATTGATGACAGGGAGTATGTTGTCATTACTCCGGATATGATAATAGGAAAATTGAAATGAGATATGGTGGATTTTGAAACATTGTTCAATGACGGTTTTGAGAAGGCAGTCATTGATATGAACGAAGTGAAGAACAAGGTGGATGAATGCAGGAACATATTGACAGAAAAGTTTGGAAATATTTGTTTTATAGAGGAAGGACATCATTATTTCATAGAAGACAAGGAATATATTCCTGTCAGTAATATAATAAAGAAGTATGAACCTTATGTGGACTGGGACAGGAAGGCAGAAGACTATGCAAGGAAATATGGGAAGAGAAAGGAAGATGTGCAGAGAACTTGGAAACTGAACAACCTGAAATCTACCATATCAGGAACAAGGACACATGAATTTGGGGAAAGTTATACGAATCTTATGTGTTGTCATCCGGAACTTATTTGTGAGCAGAACAGACCTCAATATGTGAAGGAATATAATGAACTGATATCTACATATCCAAAGGAGGATGCAATAAAGAAGTTCTATGATGAACTTGAAGACAATCTTCATCCTGTTGGTGCGGAGTTCAAGTTGTCTAGTAGATATATAACAGAAAGTCTTCCTATTTGTGGAACATGTGATTTATTGTTTTATGACAGTTCAAGAAAAAAATTTGTAATTGGGGACTGGAAGACTAACAAATCATTGATAAATGAGTATGGACGGAAGCACAATATCCTGATGGAAGGATGTATGTCAAAATTTATTGACGAACCTTTGTCACATTATACACTACAGTTCAATGTCTACCAGAGAATGCTTGAATCTGTGGGTATTGAAATTGCAGACAGGATACTCATATGGTTGAAGGATGATGGAACTTATGAAAGAATAAATATAGACAGAATTGATGATGTCATTATGGACAGGATTTTGAAGGACAGGAAATGATTTTCTTGTCCTTTCTTCATAAATAAAATATATAGTTTTTTGGTTTTATGAAGAAATTAAGCAAAATAACAGAAGGAATTCTTGGTGATATTGCAAAGAGAGATTTGTCAGGAGAAAAGAAAAGGGAAGATAAAATAACAGACTATGACAAACATATGATTGATTATCTTTTGAAGACCTTTGCACATGAGATTGTTTATTATTCAAGTTATGTAAATACATATAGTGAATTATATAACTATATCAAGACTGTAACATCTGGTGATATTGACGGTGATTTTGGTCTTGAAATATATGATTATCTGGATAATATCACCGAAGATTTGAGAAAAAGACTGTGTGATTATGTAAAGGATAATTATACCACTGAAATAAAACCAGTTTTGGATAAATATATTTTACATGAAGAAGAAACAAGAAGTGATGAAGAGAATTGATGAATGTGATACAATATCACCTAATGGTGGACTGACCTTCAATGATGTTTCAGGTATGGGAGACATCACATTCCCCGGTGAGAATGGTGAATGTGGTTCAGGAGACTTACCTATGGGTTCTGGAAAGATATATACACAAGTTGCACCTTTCAGTGAATTCATAAAGATGAAGAAAAGAAAGAAAAAGAAGGTTGGGAAGAAAGATGAACCATGTGCACATACTGAAAATTCAAAAGTATATGACTATGTGGATGACTATAAGACATATGTTTCAAGGACTTATGATAAGATGAAATAGGAAGAAATGATGGAGAGATAAACTTTCCATCATTTTTCATAAATACAGAAAGAGGACTTCAATATGATGAGATCCGGAAAATCTCTTTTTGAAGTCCTCTTATATAAAAATAACTCAAATTATTTATGGAAAACAAATCTGATGTGTTCCAGTTCGTTATGGAACATACAAAGCCCATGCAAAAGAAAATTTATTCAAGAAAATGTTTCCAATTATATTGTGAAATTTCAATAAATTCAAGTTTCGGTAGAAGTTGTATCATATTTGATGGATGATTTTGATTGAAACTGGAGATATATCCTGTATGCAGGAAGAAATGCATATTTAGAGGGGTTATAAAGGAATTCATAAATACTATATCAAATATATAAATTGATTATGGATTATAACAATAAAGGATACTATCCTTTGAATGAGAGTAAGAAAGCAAAGGATATACAGGTTGTGTTTTTGTCAAGCAGAGCAGAAAAAACAACTAAAAGTTCAAATTCAATGTTCTTTTTTGAAGATGCTGCAAAGAAAGCGGGTCTCAAGATGATTACTATTGATCCATCTTCATCTACAATAAAGAAAGATTCTGGTGATAATTATAAGGTCATTGAGAATGGGACAGAAAAGAAAACAGTGATTCTAAATCCTAACAATACCATTATAGTTCCTCGAAGGACAGTGTTAAAAAATGGTGAATCTAAAGATTTTATGCAAAGTTTACAAGATTATGGATTTTTCTGTTTCAATACACTTGAGACAATAGAAATTTGTGAAGACAAATTCTTAACAGGTAAAAAATTAAAAGAAAATGGAGTACCAACACCAAGAACAGTTATGGTAACATCATCATCTATAAATAAACTTGATGATAAGATTTCTGAAATTGGCGGACAATTTCCTATTGTATGCAAGCTAAAAAATGGCACACAGGGAATAGGTGTTTTTTTGATAGACTCTATGGTTTCTTTGAAATCAACACTTCAGGCAATTTTTGCTATTGCACCTAAAGGAGATATTCTTCTTCAAGAAAAAATAAATTCCGATTATGATCTCCGTGTTCATGTTCTCTATAAAGGATTTGAAAGAATGACACCTGGTATTGACAATTATGAAGTAATTGGGTGTATGAAAAGAAACCAACTTGAAGGGGATTTTAGATCAAATTATTCATTGGGTTCTACTGCTGAAAGGGGAGTACTTACACAAGAACAAGAGGATATAGTTAAACGAGCAGCAAAGGCTGTTAAAGCAAGATGGTGTGGTGTGGATCTCATTATGGATTCAAGAACAAAGCAATCTTATGTCATTGAAGTGAATTCTTCCCCTGGAACAAAAGGAATAACAACTGCTGCCAATCAAGATGTTGTTGGTACACTTATGGACATGTTCAAGGATTTCAAATATACAAAGTATGATTCCGATCAGATAGGTAAGTATGAGACTGTTACTCTCAAGACTTTGGGAGATGGTGTGGATGCAGTGATGAAGTTTGATGACAACAGGAACTTTACTGAACTTGAATGCAGTTCGGTGAATTCTAATGATGATACTGTTACTTTCGTGTTCAACGGGATTACATATACTGAAGACCTTTCAGGGGTGAGAAAGGGAAACCCTATGATTGAGTTGAACATCAAGTTCAATGGGACTGTATATAAGAATGAACTTGTGGTTCTCAAACAGGTGAATGACAACATTAACAAGAATATCATAGTTGGTGGTCTCAAGTTCATACACAGGATTTCCGACAAGGCTGTTATTACTGATGACAGTTTCATATTGACCGACAATACCACAAACTATGAAATACCTGTGGAAAAACTTGATGAGTCTTATGTGTTTGAGAACAAGAAGACAGATGATGTGAAGATGAGTTCAATCAAGAATCTTATTGTAAGATATTCACAAGGTGGAAGAGACAGATATGAAAATGGCAAATGGAGTATTGAAAGTCTTGAAAAGGGTTCAGAAGGAAGGGACAACTGGACATTGAAATGTGGTGATAAGGAAATTGTGGAATGTAAGGAAAATTATTCCACTTTCAAGACAGATGATATTTCTTTAAAACTTGCATACAAGATTGCTGGAGTGATTGAAGCTTATTATGGACATGAGGTTGATATGAGCATATTTGACAAGGACAAGGAATAAAGTTAAAGGTCAGGATAAAAAATCCTGACCTTTTTGATTTTCATAAATAGTGATATGGGGTGCAATTGTTCAAAAGATACTATACCTTTGTCATTGAGACAGAAGATAAGGAGAGAGACAAAGAAAAAGATTGCTGAAGTCAAGAGACTTTGGAGAGAAAGTGCTGACAATATCACTGTGGACAAGGATGCACTTGGATTCAAGGAAATCAAATAGGACTATGATAAAAAAATTTGAAGAATATATAAGAGACAGGGAAAAGATTACTGAAAGGACTGATCCAGAAAAGAAGACAACACATGATGGAAAGGAAATAGCCGGCATCAAGGAAGTTATTGAGATTGAAGGTCTTGGAAAGATGAAGGCAAAGCTTGATTCTGGAAATACTGCAATGAATGCTCTCATTGTGGCAGACTATTATGAAAACAGGGAAGACAGGACTGTCAAGTTTGACTTCAATGGTGAAGAGAAAGTCTATGATGTGGTGAAACATATAAGGATATGGCATCATGGTAAATCAACAGAAAGACCATGTATAAGGGTGAACATAAAGTTCAATGGAAAAGAGTATAAAGATGAACTTATTGATCTGAAGATAAGTGATTTGACCGGAACAAAGGATTACAGGTCAAGACTTCTTCTCTGCAAGGACTTTATGTCAAGAGCAAATATAGTGATTGACCCGAGCAAGGAATTCAAGATTACCGACAAGAAGGAAATCAAGAAAAAGAAAAAATGAAAAGGAAGAAATCAAAATTCTTCCTTTTGTTATTTTTATATAAAATAAAGATAGTTTTATGGCAAAAAATAGTGGAGTATTCAGTTTTAATGATCTTAATAAAGAAATGTCAAAAAATTCCAAATGGGGTGGTTTGATGTCTGATGGTGCTGGTGTGAGTGCAATAACAGAATATATTCCTGTTGGAAATTATATATGCAATGCATGTCTTACTGGAAGTCTTTTTGGGGGTATTCCAAATAACAGAAGTACCTGTTTATCAGGAGAAAGTGGGGTGGGAAAAACTTATTTACTTCTCAATATTGCAAGAGAAGCACAAAAAAAGAATTATTTTGTTATTTGGTATGATTCAGAAAATGCAATTGAAGCTTCTCAATTGAAACAATTTGGTGTTGATCCATCTATGTTCAGATATGAACCTGTGGGAACAGTTCAAGAATTCAAAACAAATATTACACAAACTGTTGAACTCCTTATTGAGAAGAAGGAATCAGGTATGGAAATTCCGAAAGTTTTGTTTATTCTTGATTCCGTGGGAAATCTGGCCAGTGCCAAAGAAGTATCGGATGCTTTATCTGGAAGTGATAAGGCAGATATGACCAAGGCAAAACAGATAAGATCAATATTCAGGATTCTTATGCAAAAAATGGGTGTCATTGGAGGAACATTTGTATTTTCAAATCATGTTTATGCAGCAACTGATACATATGTTCCTACAAGTTATCAGGCTGGTGGTAAGGGCTTAGTGTATGGATCAAGTTGCATTTTAAATCTCTCAAAAGCCAAGTTACGCGAAGGTACAGACAATACACAAACAGGTATTATTGTAACAGCAAAACCTGAAAAGAACAGATTTTGTAAACCTACTACAGTAAAATTTTATATTTCTTTTAGAACTGGCATGAATCCATTTGTTGGTCTTGAAGATTACATTTCTTGGGAAAGGTGTGGTATTGACAGGGGTAAGTTCATTACAGAATCGGAGGCATTGAAATCTGGCGAAGATTATCCAAAAATCACAACAAAAGATGGTGAAGTAAAATATTTTGTCCAGTCTGATACAGGAAGAAATGTATGTTGTGATGATGGGACATGTCTTCCTTGGAAACAGTTGTTCTCTCCACAGGTGTTCTCAAAATCAAGACTTGAAAGACTTGACAAATATATTCAAGAAGAATTCAAGTATGCTGACGGTACAAATCCAGAAGATGTATTTGAAGAAGACAATGAACCGGATGAAGATGTTTCAGTAGGTGATCTTATCAAGGGTCAGTTGGAATAAGATTTTGCTCACGACATAAAGATCGTGAGCAATTTTTATTTATATATCTATCAATTAGTTAACCTTACATAAAAATGGTGGAGAAACATCTCCACCATTTTCTTATCTGTATCTTTCATTCAGGAAGTCTTCTCTTGAAAGAACCGGACCATATTCATCATTGAGTGCAATCAAGTCATACTGATAGTCATTTATTTCATCATAGTCCTGATTGTCAAATTCTTCAATGAGTTCATCAAACAGTGATGTATAGTCTTCATTTGTCTTATGATTTGGTTTCAAGTCCTTGTTCTTGTAAATGGTTCTCACATTATCCGAAAAATAATCCCATATCATCTCTATCATTTCTTTGAATGTGTCATGAAGCTGTTCCTCATCCTTGAACAGATTTTTGAACCATCCCAGTTTTTCACCCTCAACTCCCTGTTCTTTGAGAAGTTCGGCAAGCTGATATTCATCAGCCTTTGCAAATGTCTTTTCAGGTCTGTAAAGGAAAGGTCTCAATACATCAATTACATTCTTGTTCAACTTCACATTATTCTTGTCATCTTCCTTATAAAGAAGTTTCTTTATGTTCTTGTCTTCAATGAGTTTCTTATAAAGTTCTCCTTTCTTCAATACAGGCACTATTCTCAAATCCACGAAATCATAATATTTTCTTGACTTGTGTTCCATCCTGAATTTCTTTGACGCTCTTTTATAATAGTTTCCATCATCTCCCTTTACGAATGAAGGTTTTGAAGGTTTCTTGTCAAGTTTCTTGTTCTTATATTTGTCAAGATCTTCTTTATATACATCCATAATCTCATTATATGCCTTTCTGGATACTCTGTAATACTTCATATTCTCTATTGTGGATGTGTCCGCAGTTGACCTCCTTGACACTATATTTCCTTCATCATTCATCTTCACTGAAACCTTTGATGCATATTTTCCGTCGAGATAGTCATATGCAATCTTGTTCGTATCTGATTTGTCAGTAAGACATTCAATTATTTCATTCAGTGTGAAGTTTCCAAGTTCAAACAGTTTCTTGTCTGCATCTACCTTTGTCTTTGAACCCAGAACTGTTTCCCTTATTGAATATTCCACTTTTTTCCCGTCAATCTTTGAATCAATATACTTCTTTCCTGTTCCGTAAAGTACATTTTGAAGAAGTAGAGTCTTCATTGTCTGTCCGAGGGTTTCTCTGATGTATTCCTTCGTTTCATTGTCATTGTTCTCTACAGGTCTGAATGAAAGTCTTGATAGAAGACCTTTCATAAAATAAGGCTGAGGTCTTCTCCTTATCTTTGCTGATTCTCCGAAATCACACACATCCGCAACCATCATAGTGAGAGTGTCAATTACCACCCCGGTTGATTTTTTGTTGTCTTCCTTTCCTTCCGGTCTGTCATTGTCATTACCAGTATCAGTTGAATCTACATAAAAGACAACATATTGAGGTTCTTCAACCGCTTCTTTTTTCTTGTCCTTTTTCTTGAACAGACTTTCATTGACAGACTTGTCATCATCAAGTTTCTGGTATTCAGACCATGCATCATTATGAAGTTTCTTCAATATGTCAAATGCCTGACTATCTCCATCAATCTTGTCTGCTGGAAGCATCTCCACAGAATTGACGGTATATGCTGCTGCACCTCTTGTTGATGATGCAAATCTCATCTTGTATTTACCCCACTTCTTTTTGTCAAAGAAAGGCATAACAAGAGGCAGGAATGTAGCATCGGGAGCAAGCACATCAAATGCTCCATGTATAGTTTCGGTATGAGTCAACACATCTGATATGGTTGCTCCACCGAATGAATGTATCTGTATTGTGGATGCATCCCTTCCGGCTATTTCGGCTGCTCTCTGGAATACTTCATTCGTCTGATCATTCGAAAGACCAGTCAGGAATGTGCAGAAACCGAATACACCCTTTGAAGCCTTTTGTGTTGCAAGTGAACCTCCGGTAGTCAATATTGTTGAATCAGGAATTGAACCGGAGTCCTGAAGTTCCTTTATCGCCTGTCTTATTGGACCACTTCCTCCCCATTTTGAAGTGTCGAGCATAAATGTCGTGGGAAGATCCGCATTGTCCTTGAATTCCTGTGCAGCCTTCAATACTCCTGAACTTCCTTTTGAATTCTGCAATGCTGCAAGAAAATCTTCATACGCCTTTACATTTTCTGTTGTTGCACCTGGCATTTCCTTCATTGCATTGACTGCATCCTTGTTTGCCTGAATGATGTCATTTCCCCTGAAATCCCCACCTAAATTTTGTATTTCTTCAGAAACTTCCTTTAATCCACCTTCCTGAAAACAGTTTGCTGGACTTATTTTCTTTGTAATATTGTATATGAATTCACCGAACTTGCCCATATCGTCTCCTCCGGTCCATCCCATTGAATTGCAGATTTCTCTCATCAAAGGTGCAATTGTCTTTGCAAATGTGGCAAGACTGAATACTGTGGAAAGAATACACAATGTAAAGAATATTGCAGTCTTCTTGTCAAAGAACTTTTCACCTTCCTTTCTTTCCTTGTTTCTCCTGTATATGAGTTTCAGGAGACCTATACCGTTCCAAGTAACCCCTACAAGAGCAGTGATGAACATTGTAAGTGCTGCACCAACTCCAGCAAATGCAAGCATCTTTGGAAGCATCCATACAATCAATGAAGCACAAAGACCTATGAGAATGGACTTCCACCAGCTCATCTTCTCACCATTCTTGTATCCGGAAAGCCAGGCAATAAACTTATTGTCAACTATCGATTCATCTATAATTTCTGAATAAGATTCAGTCATAAGTCTTGCAACATTGTCCTTGTCCTTTTCAAGCATTGTTTCAACCCTTATAATGATGTTGTTGATAAAAGATTTCTCCTCTGGACTTGATGCATTCTTGTAAAGATCATCAGTTTCAATATTGTCAAGTTTTGTCGGTTCCTCACCCTTGTCCATCTTGAGTCCACCGAGTTTCTTTACCACATCTACAAGATTATCTCCTATTGAAGTAAATACTTCAAGAAGATTATTGATGAATTCCCTGACACTGTCAATACCCTTTTTCACTATATTGCCTATGACTTTCTTGAGATTTTCATATCTTTCCTCAAAATCTTTTTTTGCCTGTTTTGCCCAGTCAACAAGATCTGAAGACTTTGCCTTGACAACATCCGCAGATTTTGATACGACTTCCTTCGCTCCGTCAATCATCTTCTTTGCAGTATCTGCAACCGCTGCCTTGCCATCGGTATATTTCTTTTTCAACCAGTCTCCTATACCTTCATTGATTGAAAACATTGATATAAGAGTATCATAATCATATTCAACACCCTCTTCAAGAAGTGAACCCTTATTGATTATATTTTCACAGAGTTCAATTTCCTTCTTGACAGTTGTTTCATATTGTTTCAACATCTCATTGAATATACAAGATGCTGCAATCCTTTCTTCCCTGTTAAATCTTATGTCCCTATTATATATTCTTTTTTGTGGACTCATTAAGAGAACTGTTTTCAAGACAATAGTTTCTTTTCACATATGTGGTTATTTTGTCCATAACTGAACATATTTCACCAGAATACTGATGTCCTTCATTGATTTGACCGAGATTGTCAAAATCAACATTATTTGATGTATAATCTTTGAATGATAAAATCATAATTTATATAATTTGAATGATAATTTATTTATGTCTGGACTTTCTTTTGTTATTTTTATTACAATAAAAAGTTGAAAAGATGATCAAACTTGACAGAGACAAGATTCAGGTAAGATATATTACAGGAATAAACAAATGTCTTCCAGATTATCCTACACCACTTGATGTATTATATGAAAGTTGCAAGGAAAGTCCGGATGAAAATTTGTTCTCGATTGCAAAGATGGAGAACAGATATGGAATTGATGAAGAAAAGATAAAGAAGATAAATGATATACTTCTTAATCTTGAATATATTGAAAAGATAAAGGACAGATATAAAATCATAAAGACACCATGGGATTAACAACAACAATAGAACAGGAGAAACTTGTATTTGCATATGCATTGAAGAAACCTGAATATCTCCTTAAAGTAGGTGGTGATTTTTTTTCAAATCCAGATATACAGTATCTGGCGAACAATGCCAAGTTGTTTTTTCAGGAATACAAGGAATCACCATCATGTGAACAGATGAAATCCATAATAAAAGGGGACAAGAAAGAACTTGCACCAGAAATTGTGGATGCAATTTATAATGTGGAAATAAATGCATATGAAAATGCATATCTGAAAAAGATGATTGAAGGATGGATTGTGTTCAGGTCATTGAACCATAATCTGTTTGAGGCTGTCACTCTGGTGAAGACATCAGACATCACTCTTGACAATGTAGATGACATTTCAAGAAAATGTGCAACTATGGTTGCCGACACGAATCTCATCTCATTTGACAATGATCTGGGTGATGACTTCTTTGATGTCAATAGTCATAAGAATACAAAGGAAGACAAAATCCCTTACATATGGGACTACTGGAACAAGATTTCACATGGTGGACTTGATAGAAAGACCATACACTGCTATATTGGAGGAACCAATGTTGGTAAGTCAATACTTCTTTGTAATGATGCAGCATATTTTGTAAGGGCAGGCAAGAATGTTCTGTTCATTACCTGTGAGATGGCAAAGGAGAAGGTGACACGAAGAATATCCGCCAATCTTTTTGATATGAAACTTGAAGATTATGATATTCTTGTTGAGAGTCCTGAAAAAGTAAGAAAGAAACTCAACAATTTCTACAATATGAATGGATTTCCTCCTGGAAAACTCCGTATCAAGGAACTCCCGACAGGTCAAGGAACTGTATTCGATGTTGAAAAACTCATAAAGGAAGTTGAAGATACTTTCAAATATAAAGTGGATGTTGTCCTAATAGACTATATCAATATTATGTCAAATTACAGACAACCCAATTCTGAAAATACATATTTGAAGATAAAGTCATTGGCGGAAGATTTACGTGGACTTGCTGTGAAATACGATCTGATTGTGGACACTGCATCACAGATAGGCAGAAGTGCTTTGAATGAATCTGATATTGACATTACAGATGTATCAGAGTCAATGGGACTCATCCATACAGTTGATAGTTGTATAGGTGTAATCCAGACAGAAGATATGAGAGTGGGAGACCTGAATGAAGATGGTATTGCAGTTCCTTATTACTGGTTGAAAGTGTTGAAGATACGTGAGGGTGAGGGAAAGGACACAAAATTCAGGGTTGATATCAACTATAACAAGATGAAACTCATTGAAAGAAGTGATGTCATAGATACAAACAGTCATTTTGCATAAAATAAAATTATGAAATTTACAATAGGAAATACGACAAAGGAGATTTCAAACAATCTATTTGCAAATCTCAATGTGGACAATATGTGTCCAAGTTATATATATACTGAATTATTCGGGACACTTCCGATTTATAAATGTGAATACAATCTTGATTATGACAGTGAAGAAGGTGATGACATTTATACTGTAGTATTCAATGAACTTGAAAAATCTGGTGATTTCAAAGTTCTCATATATGAATACAGTAACAACAAGAAGGAATTCCAAAATGATCATGGAGAACCCAAACTTGATGAAAACATTTATACTGATAGATTTCTTCTTGTATCAAATACTGAACCTGTGATGATTTCATATTCTTATGGTTCATTGAATGTGATGTCTCATTTGGGCAAGAAGAAAATCAATGAAATCATTGACAAGTATTTGAAGAAACATATAAGGATTGACAATAATGTCAAGTGTTATATCATTATGAGAGAGCAGGGAAACTATCTAAATGACTTCTCCATAAGACTTGACAATGATCTTGATTTTGGTCTTTACAATGATGGATTTGAACAAGTTCATAATGATATAGTGAAATCTATAAAGGAAGACAGTAATGGTCTGTATCTTCTGTATGGTAAACCAGGAACAGGAAAGACGACATACATAAGGCATCTTATAAAAGAATGTGGAACTGATACAAGGAAGTTCATCTATGTCCCGAGCAATCTTTTTGGTGAATTCACAAATCCTAGTTTTCTTCCGTTCCTTATAGAAAACAAAGGTTGTGTATTTATAATTGAAGACTGTGAAAGTATAGTTACCACTGTTGATGGTATGAGAAGTGATGTTATAACAGACTTGCTCAATATGTCCGATGGCCTTCTTGCAGATGCTCTTGATATAAAAATTATCTGCACTTTCAATATTGATGATGGACAGATAGATGATGCACTTTTGAGACCCGGAAGATGTAGATGTAAGTATGAGTTTGATTTATTGAAAAAAGACAGAGCAAACAAAGCCGCAAAAAAACTCGGTCTTGAACCTGTGAATAAGGATGTTGCACTTGCTGACCTGTTCAATTCAGGAAAAAGTTTTGTTGAAGAAAAGAAAAAGAAAATAGGTTTCAATATATAAATTATGAAAATTACATTTTTGAGTGACACACATAACAAGCAGGAACTTGTTGAACTCCCCGGTGGAGACATACTTATATTTTCAGGAGATTTTATGACCTCCGGATACTATTCTGGTGAGATAGATCTATTCACAAAATGGATATCAAAACAGGACTACAAATATAAAATATGTATTGCCGGAAATCATGACAGGTGTTGTGAGGCATATCCACTATATACAATAAAGGATATGTTTGAGAAATACTATGATGAAGGATTGAGATATATCTGTAATGAGATGATTGAAGTGGAAGGACTGAAAATATATGGAACACCTTATCAACCTTATTTCTGTAACTGGGCATTCAATGTACCTGATGAAGACAAGTTGTATGAAATATATAAACAGATTCCTGAAGATTTGGATATTCTTATAACACATTGTCCTCCTTATGACATACTTGACAAGAGTCATCTTCCAAGACCTTATTACCACACTACAGGAGAGGAACCACTTGGAAGTCAAGTATTGTCAAAAGTTCTTGATGAACTGGGTGAACACAGACCAAGGTATCATACTTTTGGACACATACATGGAGACGGAGGAAATACGATGGAAAAAGATGGGACAGTCTATATCAATGCAAGTGTATGTGATGAAAGGTATTACCCTGTGAATAAAATCATAACTCTTGACATTGAATCAAGGAAAAATGGAGATGAGTAATCATCTCCATTTAATATATAAAGAATGATATAGTTGTTGGTAATATCATTTATATATTTATTAATATGATGATAAAAACTCTTTTCTGATTTATGAATTTGTGTTTTTTAACAATAGTTTACTACTAAAATCTCAACAAATTGCATAAATACTCAATATATTAACAAGAAATAATTATGTCAAAATATTTAGATATCAATGGTCTCAAGTATTTTAAAAAGATATTGTATAATGACTTGAATCTGACAAAAGAAGAACCTGAATTTGGAGACATTCCTCATATATATATATATGGTGCAAGACCTATATATGAAATAGACAAGGATGAGATTGATGAATTAAAATATTCAAAACCAGGTAATAAGGTTAAGATTATTTACAAGTCAAAAAATATGAACTTTACTGATGAAAATGTAACTATCAAAAGACAGGGAGATGGAAGTATTACAAATTCAAAGGCAAATTTCAATATAAAGTTTAGTTCAAAACATAGTTTTTTGCATTGGCCTAGTGATGATACTTTTGTATTGAAGGGAGATCAAGAAGATGGTACACATATTGGTCTTGTTGCTGGTTCTAGACTTTGGGCAGACATAGTTAAGAACAGAGAAGATTATGATACATTGCCTGAAGGATATAAGAATTCACCTATGCAAGGTGCGATAGATGGATTTCCTGTAAAGGTTTATTATATTGATGATAATACTACAGATACACATAATGTGAATGCATCAAAAAAGTTGAAAACATATTATGATGGTGTATATATGTTGATTTTCAAAAAGTCTTATAAGATTATGGGACTTGATGTAAAAAACAATCCAGATGTGCAGGCAATGTTGAGTACAGAATTTTCATCAGGTAAAGTGATGAGAAGTGAATATGCTGTTCCAAACCCAAGGACATTCAGAGAATTATGGGGAGAAAAATACCCCACATCCACAAAACATTCAGGTATAAATCTTGAAGATGGATACAGTATGGTAGATGGTGTCAATACAAAAGACACACTTTCACCAAACATTCTTAACTCAATAAATGAACTTATCACAATTGTAAAGGATACTGATGATGAGACATTCAAATCACAGATAATAAATAAGATTGATTTGAATGGTGTAATTGATTACCTTATATTTTCATATGTGATAGGTAATGATGATGCATTTGGTAAAAATCAATTGTTTGGAACATATGATGGTATTAAATGGTATTGGGCAGCATATGATTTTGGAAGGGCATTTGGATGTTATGTTTCACCTACTGTGAAATTTCCTGAAAATGCACTTGAATCTTGTAATTTATTGTATGAAAGACTTTGGAATCTTTATCCTGACAAAATCAAATCAAGATATTTTGACTTGAGAAATAAAGTCTTTAAACCAGATGTAATATTCAAACATATTGAAGACATTTATAATACAATTGGTCCAGAATTATATGAAATGGACAAGAAAATATTTGATTGCATTGTGACACATAGAGGATCAACTTATAGGGATTTACTGGATATTGAGTCCTGGATAACACAACGATTGAAGTATTGTGATGTTATATTCAAGGAAATGAAACCAGAAGTTCTTTGTATGAAACTTGAATCTTCTCAAAGTTTAATAGAAACCGAAAATATGTCAGTTGATTTGTCAACTTATATTGTTAAGACTCCAACAAATGCAACTACTGATATTTTATATAATTCTTCACCATCATCAATAGGTTCAGTATCAGGAACAATTCTTACAAAAAATAAGGCAGGTGAAGTTACCATAACTGCACATACCCCATTCAGTTGGGGAGGTGATTATCCAGTGAAGTCTGTATTCAAGGTAAAATTTTCAGGAAAAAGTGATGAAGTTGTTGAACCAGATCCTGTAAAGAATGACATTTATATAGGCGTGTGTAATGGCAATTATTACCCTACAGACATCAATCCAAATCAGGTAGGAAAAATAGAGGCAAGGATTTATTGTCCACCTGATTATTTTGCTGGTTTTACTGGACAGACTGGAACACTTCCAAATGGAGATGGTAGTGTATGTGGTGCAAGACCAAGTGTATTTGCAAGAGATGAATATTCAATAAAATTTGCTGGAACTGGAGACTGGGGGTTACAGTTATGTGCAACCAAGAGTTCAAAGATTTATGCATTTAAGGACAGTGCATTGGGAAAACTTACTGTTGAATTATCAAATGATGGTGCATATATGGTAAAAAATGAAGCAGAAACAATATATGAACATGTAACTGAAGGCATTGCATATCCTACAGAAACTGGATGTTCTTGTAATTTTTCATTGTTTGATGTTGCTAATGAAAATAATCCTACCACACAGAAGAAACAAAAACCTATTTACATCAACTATATCAAGTTTTATGACAATGCAGGACAGATATTGAGACAATATGAAACACGAATTATTACTGAAACTATTGAAAATGGAAGAACGACAGGTATAGGTATTCCAACTATTGTTGAGACACACAAAGGATATGAAAAAGTCATCAATGTGGAAGGAAACAGAAAAGATGGGTCAACATTGATATATTATTTCACAGATACATCTGATATCAAGACATATAATCCTAATAATGTTGATGCTGGTGTTATTGTAGTTCCCGAATTGGGAGTTGCATTGGAAAATGGATTTTATGTAAATGAAAGTGATTATATAACAATAAAAAATGAAACAGCAAAACAAAGACTTTATACCCCATTAATCAAGATACCTGAATCAAAACAATTGAAAATCAACACTACTGGTGATTTAGTATTGAGATATATAAGTGTAAGACCAGATTTAAAAACCGGTATATATACACAATATCCTGAAAATAAAAATTTGAATGTAAATGAATATGTCATAACTGGTGATGACAGATATTATGGACTTGTATTTTCAAAAGGTGATACAGGAACTGATGTCATAACACCATATGAGTATAAAAACAATATAACACTTGTATTGAGTTAATATCATCTCATTTTTTCATAAATAGTTATATAGTTTTTTATTATGAACATTCTCGATAATGTATATAACAGTCTGAATAGTTGCGGAAATATGCAGCAGTATTGTCAGGAAGGTTATGTTCTTTATTTTCCATGCTTGAAGGATATAACAAGAGGACAGGATGTATGTTTCAACTTTTATATATCTGATACATCAACAAAGGATGTAGTTGATTTGAGAGATGTAGATTCCATTTCTCTGGATCTCAATGGACTGTATGGATGTTCATATGGAACATATTCTTATCCTGACAACATATCTTCATTGCAGACTGAAAAATATCCTGTAATTTATACAAATGATTTTGGCAAGAGATATAAATGTCATCTTAATCTCATTGCCATTGACACGGAGGATGAAAGTTCTGAAATGTATCTCAATTTCAAGGAAGAAGACTTTTATTCTGGAACTGATGTATCAGTTTCGGCATATGATACTCCTACTCATATTTTTATAGGTTGGGCATTGATGGATACTGATGAAGAATGTGAAGATGAGACATGGAATGACTATATATTCAGTAGAAACAATACTTATACTTTCAATATAAGTCAAAACTATACTTTATATGCACTTTACAGACCCAGAAAGAAATATACTGTAATGGTGAGTCCTGATAACAAGAACTGTCTGTTTAGAGTTACATATAAACATACAGATTGTTATGTATCGAACAGACCAGATGAAATTTATAATGATGGGTATGATCATATAGATGATATACTTGAAGGATACAGTCTCACAGTGGAAGTGATACCGAGCAAATCAGAAATAGATGAAAGTGATGCATATACATATAAGTTTGACAGATGGTCAGATGGAAACACTGAAAGAACAAGAAAATTTATTGTAGGAAAGGATACTGAATATTTTGAAAATGGTAATCAAATAAAATTGTCGGTAGTCTGCATAGGACCAGTTGATATATATGAACTCCCTGACACTCATATTGAATATGAGGACAAGTTTGATGATGAAGGTATTCATATCGATACACAGTTCAATGAAAATGTTGAATTTGAATATTATGGAGATGAATATACAAAGAATATTCAAAACATAACGTTCAAATATGAAGGAAAGGAAGGATTTCTTGAATTCAATAATGGGGTTCTTGAACTTTCATCATTTGATATAGAAGAAGGTATCAAGGTGGATATATATGCAAAGACAGATGATTATTGCGAGTTGTTTGTAAATATAAATGGTCTTGAAGCAAGTCAGGTGATTGATCAGGAAGAATTTAAGTTATATGAATTTTATTTCAGTAAGTGTGATAAAAAGAATATAGTCATAAGAACTTCTGGAAAATGTCTTGTTGATAGAATAGATGTTTGCAGGGAAGATATAATAGACAAGGGAAAGGCAAGACTTTGTCTTTCATCAGATGAGACACTGAAGATAGCAACCGGTCCATTGAGTGTGTCTGGTGCAATAATGGTGAAAGGTAAGATATATGGTATTGCAGACACACAAATAGGTGTTGTAAATAGACTGAAAAAAATAACAATCAATAAGATATGATTTTACGTAGGGATGAATTCATAAATGAAATATATCTTCCTGTAAAAGAACAGAAAGAATATGAGAATCTTGTAATTCTCAATGAAGGTATGATCAAAAGACTGTTTGGAAAAATAAGAAATCTTTTCAAGAATGACTGGGACTCAATCAAGGGAGACAGAAATCTTGTAAAGATATACAAGGAACTTGATGACAAGTTGTCCGGATTTTCTACAATGAAACTTGAAAAGAGAGACCAGTGCAACAAAATCCGTCAGGAACTTGTCAATTTTGCTAGTATCTGGTATGAACAGAAGATGAACAATGCAAAGAAGAATGACAGAAATCCGAAACCTGCGGTGTCAATGGAATTCAAGGATGAAACACTGAAGGACAGTCTTGAAAAATGTCAAAGGGTGATAAAGGAAGTTTCGGAAGGAGACAGTCAGATGAATAGGTGGGCACAGATACTTATGGATGATATGAAGATTGTCATAAATCAGTCCATACTCAATGATATAGAAGATGAAGAAGTAAGAAAGGAAACTGAAAAACAGAATCAGGAACTTGAAAAGAAACAGGATGAGATAAACAAGAAGATGGAGAAGTTCCAGAATGAACAGTTGACAAAAATTGACAAGGAAAGAAAGGATTTTATCACAAATGTGGATGCAACTCCTGTGAAGGATGACCTTCTGGGAGACAAGACCATACAGAATCTTTGTGGAGAATTCAAGAAAATTGATGATGCTTTGAACAAGAAGGGTGCAGACAGAAGAAAAATATATGATTCAGATAACTATCTGGGATTGAAATCAATAATCACAGATGATGTGCTCAATGACAAGACAAATTACAGGACAACATACAAGATGTTGACATTGTTCTATACATCTCTGGGAAAGAATGAAGTGATGGACAAGTTCAAGGAAGTTCCCGGTCTGTCTGTTCAGGCAATGTGCATAGGTATCAACTCATTCATAAAGAACTGCATATATGGTGGTAATGATTATGGTAATGAACTTCCTTTAATGGCAAAGTGTGCAGTTGTTTCAAACGGTGTGATAAGTTATAATCTTCCGTTGAATGACAAAGGTGATGGAAATTATTTCACAGAAATAGTAGGTAGTATATCAAACGGAGATTTCAGTAAGACAGACAATACCATAAACCTTCCTGATGACTTCAAAAGAAATGCAAAAAACCTTCTTAATAAGATTATAATGGAAGCTAAGAAACTGAAAGAACAGGGAGAAAAGGACTATGAAAACAAGATGAAATTATTTGATACCCAGTTTGAGAAAAAGAAAAATAAATAAAACAAAAGAGAGTGAAAAAAATCACTCTCTTTTTTATTTCTTGTTCTCTTTCTTGTTTGTATGGTTTTCTGTTGGAACAGGAGATTGTTCTACAGGAAATGCATCATTGATACCATCTGTGGCAAGATAAATGACATATGCATCCTTCAATGTATATGCACCTTTTTTTTGTCCCTGAATTGCAACCTGAACAAGGGCATTTGCAGCCGCTTTGAGACCCTGATTTGCATTGATAAGATCAATGGCCTGCTTTGCTATGCTTGCTTCATCCAGTGTCAAAATTCCTGCTTTCTGTGCCAGTTCAGCTGCCTGAACAAGAACATTCAGTCTTTCTTTCAATTCCATATGTATATGATATTTTATAATAAAAATAACAAAAAGTTCATAAATAATGTAAAATTATGATATAATAATGATCAATAATAATGTTCCGCAGAATCCTAATGTGAATTCGGGTTCAGTGATGGATGGATCAATATATTTGAAGAAATCAGAACTTCCAAAAAATGTAGGTGCATTTGATAATGACAAGGGATATATTTCATCATCTGCTCTTGAAGTATGGATGATGAAACACTCTTATATACCGAGACCTGAAATAGAAAGACTGATAAAGAAGGCAAATATAGAAATTATAGATATTGTAAATAAATCATCTGATGGTGAGGCAATCAAAAGACTTGACAGTTATATTGAAGGAATAAACAGGGAGATTGTCGAGATAAAGGACAGACTGAACAAGATAGGAATAACTGACATAAAGGGCATAAATGACAGAATTACAGGTATAAATGATGATATAGATGACATCAGGAAAGAAAGTAAAAACTATCTTACTGAACATCAATCTCTTAAAGGATATGCAACAGAACAATGGGTAAGGGAACAGAAATATCTTACGGAACATCAGTCATTGAAGGATTATACAAAGAAAACCGATATTCCGAATCTTACACAGGACTTCATAAAGAAAGATGATGTTCCTGAACTTATGGAAGAATATGCAAAGAAGACAGATATTCCTGAAATTCCCACGAAAATATCTATGTTTGAGAATGATAAAGGATATCTTACGGAACATCAGTCATTGAAAGATTATGTAAAAAACAGTTCATTGTCATCTTATGTAAGAAAGACTGATTTAACAGGTTATGTAAAAAAGACAGATGTATATGCAAAATCTTCAATGGACAATATTCTTACTGATTATTTGAAAAAAGATGATGCAAAAAATCAGTATCCATCAAAAGTAGAAGTATCAAAAACATATATTACAAAGACAGATGCAAACAATTCTTTTTTGAGAATAGAAGATTACAGGGGAATAAAGGATGCTGCAACAATAAATGATGAATATAAAGAAAAAAGTCTTGGCAACCTTACTGATGATATAAAAGGACTTATGAATGGTTTTTATATTGTCAAGGGAGATGATGGAGATGATGGATATGATATAGTCATTGTAAAGGATCATAAGATTATAAATATGTTCAAGGATGGAGTATCACAACCATCCTTGGTGTGGAGAGAAGAATAAAAAATAAATCAATAAAATTATGGGATCTTATATAAAGAGAGAACTTGAAAACTTCGACTATGACAAAAGATATGACACACTTATAGAACACAGGTGGTGTTATCTCAAGGATGACAAGAAACTGAAAGAATTCTTTGATGAGAAAGATGAAAATTCAAAACCGAAGATTTCAAGAGTACAGTCCAATCCGGAAACTACAGGGCAACATGGAACAATGTTATAAAAAAAAATGGAGAACTTATCATTCTCCATTTTTCATTTCATATATCTTTCTTGCATAGTGTTTTGTATCAACTGGAAAGTCATTTTCCATAATCCATTTGAAATATGATGTGTCCACCTTATCAACAGATGTACCTTTCCATTTACCGAAATCAAGATATACTTCCTTTGCACCGGAAGGCATGATCCTTATCTTGAAGTTTCCTGACATATCAAGATTGTCATTGAACACATCAAGGTCTGCATTTTCAAACTCTTCTCCACGTTTTCTCTGTTCTTTGTATATTTCAAGAGTTGCCTTTATGTCAGCTGTGGCTTCATGTGCATGCTCCATCTTCTTTCCTGTGTATCTTTCATATACTTCACCAAGCTTACCGGTATTGTATTTTCTATAAAGACTGTATATGTCATAAATCTTCACTCTGTAGTTCCATACTATGCCTGCCCTTATGAAAGAATAATACAATATGGGTATATCGAACACCGTGCAGTAATATCCGCCTAGATCACAGTTCTTGAAGAAATCATACACTTCCTTGGCAATTGACTGAAATGTGTCACAGCCTATGAGATCAGATTCAACCATTCCATGTCTTTCAGTAGCATCAGGATCAATGGGAACACCGTCATTGCTGCACTTGTGATAATATCTGTCAATCTCTTCAAGAGTATCAGGATTGACCTTTATGGCAGATATTTCAATTATTCTCACATTATTAGGATCATTTGACTTTCCTGTGGTCTCAAGATCAAAAAAGATAATCGGTCTCATTTTATTTCATCGTTTTGAATTTTCCGCATTTCTTGCATACATAAGTATATCTGTAATAATCACAGAAGTCATCAATGATGTGTGTTCTGTGAATAAGTTCCCACTCATGATGACAGGTGAGTTTAGAGAAAAGTTGATCAAAGAATTTCTTCATAAAATTTTTCAAGATATTGATAATTGGTTTCTATTGATTTTATTGATTTCAGTTTATTCATATTGATTTCATATTGATTAGGAAATGACTTGAAGATTTTTGTCATTCTTCTTATTCCAGAAATACAACAATATGATGGTAATGACCTGTCATTTTCACTGAATGAAGAAACATTGTCAGGAAATAATTGTTTCTTTCACATTCACATCAAATAAAGTTTTTACTGCATTATTTGTAAGTTGAATAAAATAAGGAATTCTTATTACCTTATAACCAAGATTTTCATAAAATCTTGTGTTTTCATAGTCTTTCTTTATCACATCCGGATTTTGAAAATAAGGAAGACCATCAAATTCAATGATGATTTTTAGTTTATCACATCTGTAATCAGGTCTTTTTCTGCAATAAGAACCATTTATATAACCCATAGGTTTATCATGAATCCAGCAATCAACAGAAATATTAGGAAATATGACTTTCAAGTATTCATCAAGTCCAGTTCTGCATAAACCTGTTTCCTTGTCTATTCCACATTTTCTTGCATCTTCACTTGTTTCTCTCAAAAATCCAAACATATGAATAAATTTATATATAAATAATAACAAAAAATGAGAGAATTCTTATGAATTCTCTCATTATAATGTTTGATTTTTCAAAATCCATTAATAGAGACTTACTCCATCAGCAAGTTTGAAATCAAATGCATAGAAATAAAGTTGTGGATTATGACCAGCACGAACTACTGCATATCTTGACTTCAATGAAGTCACAGGAGCACCTTCCATGCCTTCAGCAGGATAAGAAAGTTTATCTGCCATCAAATAAGGCATAAATACCAGTCCTGGCTCATTATCCTTACCCTTTCTACCAACTACAACTCTGGTATCTGCCCAAGGCATATTAGGATCAACATAAATTGATACACCTGAAACAGCACCTACTGGGTAAAGACTACCAGCATTCTGGTTGATTGTATTTGAGAGTGGATAAGCAACAAATCCTGCGCAATCCTGAAGTGCAGTGGCAATGGCAGCAGAGCAAACAGCATATGTGCCAGCACCTCTACGACCCCTCTGTGCGATAAGGTTGGATGCAGCAAGAATCTTGCTCATGATACGTCTCTGGATGGTTCCAAGAGTCTCAGCACCACCACCTACATAAGATGCAACATAACCCTTAGGTGCCTTGTCTGCTGGATCAACAGTGAAATAAGTATTGAGATTGATACCCTCGAAAGCTTCAGCCTCGATATGATTCTGACGACCGAGATCAAAAATCTCATTAAGAATCTCACGATTGATGTGCTGTGTGAGCTCATTTACAAGCTCCGCCTCAACCTGTGCAACAGCGTCAATACCATATGCCTTGAGATCCTGAATCTGCTCACGAGTGATGGCACCCTTTACCTGAATAGTCTTGGCCTCAACCTTCAAAGTGAAAGTATTGAGAGACATAAGGTTTGAAGGGGTAGACTCACCAGTTGCACGGTCATAAGCCTTTGCAGACATTGGATCACCATTCTTGAAACCAGCACCGGAGAAACCAGGGATGAAATCTTCAAGAGCCTTTACAGTGTCGATATCAACTACTGAATAATCACCCACTTTCTCACCATCACCAAGAAGAACCTCAGCAAGAGACTTCTTTGCACCTTCACCACCATTTACAAGGTCAGCACCAAAATAAGGTTTCTCCTTCACCTGGAAGATAGGACGACCATCGATACGTCCAAGAGCCACAAATACAAGAGAGTAATCAGTTACCTCAAATACTGCACCCGGCTTGAATACCTTCTGGAGTTCCTTGAAATCAACTGCATGTGCAATAGCATCATCATGTGCATGGAATGCATCACCAAGAGCATTCTCAATACCATCTGAATCAGCATCACCAGCTGAAAGAGTAAGTTTTACCATAAGTGGTGCAGTCTTTGACTCATCAGCACCCTCGAAACGAGGACGGAGATTTGTCTTACCTCCCTCATATACATAGTCCATATACTGGAGAATTCCAAGAGGACCCTGCATAGGAACAACAGGTACAAGATCAAGAGCAATTGTCTGAGCAGCTACCTGAACAGCAAGTGGAAGAAGTGAGAACGGGTTATCACCTGAACCACGTACACCATCATAACCGTTGTTAGGATTTGCACCAGGGAAATAAGGGGCACCCATACCACCTACATTCATATTAGGGTTGAGATGTGCATAACCAAGAGCACTTTCATTAAGATTCTGCTTCTCGTTCATATCATGGAAAGCACAATACTTAGACATCCAAGCCAATTTGCTGCGATCAGTAACACCAGTTGACTCAGTAATGAAACTTGACCAGGTCTTCATAACCTCAGCCTCGTTCAAAATAACATTCTGTAACATAATTTATATTATTTTATTATTTATTTATTGAATCAACCTAAAGAAACTTCGCTTCCATTTTTCTTTAGATATTTCATCATATATTATATTTATGAAAATAAAATTTTCATTTTTTTTTTGTTTCTTGAAGAAATTTCACTCTCTTCAAGAAATAATCTCACTATATTTATGCAAGATCATTTTTTATTTATAAAACATTAGGGTCTGGATTTTCAACAGGATTTATTGCATCCTTCGGGAACTCCATTTCCCCATAGTTTCTTGGTGGCTTACGGTAAGGACATCCATTTATCTCACATCTATACCAGTTCATTTCATTTATGACCAAATCCTTCTTGTTGCATTCAGACTTAGTTTCAGAATATCTTTCCCAAGCTATGTCCTTTGACTTATACAATTCATCAATCTTTTCATTTTGATGTTGTATCTGTTCCTTCAACTGGTTGTTTTCTTCCACACTTTTGTTATAAAGTTTAATCCATTCCTCATTTGATGCAGATAGATTGGATATTTCATTTGACTTCACTTCAACTTCTGCTGCTTCAGCCTCTGCAATCTTAAGTCTTTTTTGAAGTTTGAAATACAGAATACTTCCTATTCCACCAGTGGTGAGAAAAGTGATCAAACTGGTAATCACATATTGAAGTATTTCTGACATTTTATCATTTGCTGTTTTTGTTTATATAAAGAATTCATTGTCCATATAAGATTTATATGGACAAGAATTCTAGTATTTTCTCATGTTTCTTTGGATGATTTCCTTCATTCTCTGGAGTCTTTCATCTGAAACTGAAGCATTGATTTGAGCAGGAGCAACATTTTTTGACTCATCAATCTTCTGCATCTCTATCTGTTTCTCACGCATATCTCTGGTGTTCCAAAAATAAACAGCGCTTGCCTCATTGTTTATAACCAGCATCTTTGATTCAGCCAGAATCTCCTTCTTTCTTTCATCTGAAAGTTTTGACCATCTTTCATGAAGTCTTTCTGGCATATAATTGATGAGTGTAAAGTTTGTTGTGTCAACATTCTTCTTTGATTCCTCAACTACCTTCGCTTCAGCTTCTTTTGCTTCCTTATACTGCTGTTTTACGGTAGAAATAAGGGTATTGATTCTTTCATTGAGTTCTGTCTGATATGTCTTTGCATCAAATGCAGGTTTTTCTTCAACTTTCTCTTCAACCTTATTTTCAACAGACTCATTTACAGGTTTCTCATCAGCATCATTCTTTTCATTTACTACAGTAGAAGGTTTATTATCAATCTTGTTCACTTCCTCTGCAATGTAATCCTGATGATCTACCATCTGGTTCATCTTCTCTGCAAGATAATCTGCATGTGCTATCGACTTGTTCTGTTCCTCTGCAAGCATATTAGAATAGTCTATTGACTTGTCAAGCATTTCTGAAACATAATTCTGATAAGTAATGGTATCATTAAGATTTTCTGCAATGTAATCCTGATGATCTACCATCTGGTTCATCTTCTCTGCAAGATAGTCCTGATGACTTACCATCTGGTTCATGCTTTCAGCAAGATAGTTATTGTGTTCAATAATCTTGTTTGTTTCATCAGAAATATAATCCTGATGAACTATTGACTTGTCAAGAGTCTCGGCAAGATACTTTGTATAATTTTCAAGATGATTATATTTCTCCTCCATTTCATATGCCTTCTTCTCAAGTTCACATACCTTTCCTGCATCACAAGATACATCCGGACATTCCTTTACTTCTTCTGATGCAACCACAGGAGAACCAGAATCCTTGATTCGTGCAACCTCCTTTGCAACAAGATCTGCAATCAATGAATTATCAATTTTCTCTGCATCAAACTGCTGTGTAGGCTGTGATGCATTCTTGATTGTAGTAAGTTCATCCTTATAGTTCGAAATGGCAGACTGAAGATCGGATATAATCTCTGAAAGATGTTCAGTATACTTCTGGAAATCAGAATACTGAATAAAATTTTGTGTATTGTCTTCCATATTTGTACTTTTGAGTGTTTCTTCATTTTTCTGTGCCTGTGGAACTGCCTGATCTGCGGTCTTTTGAACTTCTGGATCAAGGTTTGTGTTTGCATCCTCACTGATGTCATATATATCCACATTTTCATCATCACCAAATCCATAAGATTCATTCACTCTCTTCAATTGTGCATTTGCAAATCCAGGATCGGCAACAAGGTCATATGTAAACAACTGTTGAAGTTTTACATGACCATACTCATCTACAGTACCTGCTGCCCTTGATGATATGTTAAGTGGAATTCCATCCCTCACAAGTGCCTGTGCTTCCTTGCCAGCTGTGGTATTGAGTAGTCTTATCTTCCCTATGATGGCATTCTGTTGTGGGTCATATTCAAGACTCTCTACCACATGAGACACATTTCCAAGAGAGATTTCAAAACCATGTGGATGGTCAAGTTCTCCAAGAAGTCTCTTGTTCTTGATTTGCTCCTTCAATGCTTCAACATGAGGAAGAAAATCCTTTGATTCATAAATCCTACCATTACGGTTTTTTGTATCGAACGTAGTGAAAGGTCCGGTCAATACGATAGAATCACTATGCTCATTATTCTCATTGAGAACCTGCTCAACCTGATAGTCAAGTGCGGCATTCGATCTTTCCACTATCAATAGTTTCTTCTCTTTCATTTTATAATGAATTTCTTGTATATTTTATTTATTTATGCAAATTTATTTTTCATAATTTTATAGTCCGGCAAGAGGGTTGTTTTCTCCATCATTTCCACCACCATTTTCTTCATTTTCATCATTGTTCTCTTTCTTTTTCTTTGGAGTGAAATCTTCTTTCGGAGCACCATCAAGTATCTTTGCGATGTCCTCCTGCTTGTATCCTTCTTTCTTCAGTTTTTTCTCATCCTTGTATCTCTGGTTGAGTTTAAGCTTCTCCTCACTCATACCAAAATATTCACGTACTATGAAGTCAAAATCAAAATAAGGTATTTCATTTCCGTCATCGTCATGTTCCACCATAGAACTCATTATGGATGAAATGAAATCAGACTGCTTCTGTAAAAGTTCAATCTCCTTGCTCTGTTCGAACACCGAATCCTTATTATATTCAAGACCAAGATTGACCTTGAAGTTGAGATCGGACATTATACTCTTATGTTTGAGACACATCTGGAGATAAACAGGCTTGGTAAGTATCTGTGAAAATATGGATCTCAATCTTGATATAAACTTGCTGAACCTTATCTCCTCCCTTGCGATACCTTCTGCATTCATAGAATATACACCTTCGCCCTGTTCCTTTTCAAATCTACTGTATGGTATTTTTGACGCCTGACGAAGTTTGTCCCTGAAATATCTCAATGCTTCAGTATCAGAAATCTCTGGTCCATCCCCTCCGAGATTCTGTATCTGCGGAGTCTCACCTCCTTCAGATGCCATAAAGATGTCCTTATAGAACTGAAGCATTGGTCTTCCATTTGTCTTTATCTCACCAGAATCCCAGTCAAAGTCCACAAGTTCCTTGTAATTTGTCATGGCCTGTGCAAGAGTCTGACGTCCCCTAGGAGACTGAACCGAACCAACAGGAATTATATATTGAGTCTTGTATGATGCATTCGTGACTGCCCATATGATTCTGGTTGCCTCCATTGTTCTCAATATGTTGAAAGATCTTATAAGTCTCTCCACATAAGATATTCTGGAGACCATATCCGCCTGTGAATAAGATATGAATATAATCTGCGAATCATAAAGTATCCTGTCCTGCATAGTCTGTCCAGATGCAGTTGTGGTCTGGTTCACAAACCATATCTTCTCATTTGTGGTGGGATCTATACCACCTGTAAGTGTTGACGGATCAAGTTCAACAAATCCTATGATTTCAGTCTGTTCCTGATTGTATACTATCTCAAATGCAAGAAAACCATCAATAAGCCATTTCCTGAAATAATTCGTGGCCTGAACTGCATCATAGAAACCAAAATAGTTATATATCTTATTGTATTCCTCATTGAACTCATTCAGAATATTCTGATCTGCTTTATAATTGAGTCTTATGTCAGCAAACTTGTTGACACCATCGAATACTATTGCTTCATCACATATTATATCAAGTATTTCCTCAATTTCATCCTGTAAGGCAAATTTTCTCAACATTTCCTTCTTTTTCTGATAATCCGCAGAAGAAAGATTGAAATATCCCTTTGAAAGTGTAGGATCTGTAGCAGACATTCTTGCAAAAAGCACCTGAACATTCTCATCATCAAGAGAACCAACCTGTCCTGTTATTGGATTCATCTGAAGATTCTGTGTCTGCAATGTCAAGTCAGAAGACCTGACATTCTTTATGACATCATCCTTATAGTTCATCCCAAAACTTGAAAGTCTTCTCAACATTCTTGTAACAGGATTGGGATTACTTGTATTAACTCTATTTGTATTTGTAAAACCAGCCATATAAATTATATAATAACTATATATTTATGAAAATTGAAATGGAGAACAAAATGTTCCCCATTTCATTATAAATCACCCCAACAATTAAATAATGTTAAATTTGCAAATTCTTGATACATTCCACTTCCACTTGCTGGTATTTTTGCCATAAATCCATCTGGATTGTTTTTCAAATTTTTTATAAGTGTTGCTAATATAGATTTTTTCTTATTATTTGCATTTGTTTCTGATAATGCTGTTCCAGTTTCATCATATTGTGGATCATTGTCTATAAGATATGAAACATAAAATGTTCTTGTTGCTGCGGTATAATTTGTATCTCCATAATCACTTACACCATTCCAAGGGCTTTCACTACTATATGATTCATCCAAACTGTAAACACCCGATGATACCAACACATAAAGATATTTTACATATTGATAACTCTTTATACTTCCAAGTTCAACTGTATATAATGGGTAACTCAATACAACAAATTCACCACCATTGGAATAAGATGTAACTTCACTTGTACTATTCGTATTTGTTATAAAATTCTTTATAGTCTTTTCATCATCTGTTGTTGCAGTATCAGGTATTAATAAGGTTACAATAGTTGGTACATCAAGGCCACCAACTGAACCTGTATCTGATTGTTTAAGATATTTTTCATTTGGCTTTATACGAACTCCACTCACACGAATATTTGATGTCTGTAGTAAATATTTTTCATCAAGTGCATTTATACCAAGAGATGTATTAACTTGACTCTGTGTGTTTCCTGACTGTATTACATCATATGCCTCCTGAACAGTTATTTTTGAACACTGTTTATCTGGATTCACATATCCACCATCCTTAAATTTTGTATAAAAATCTTCCACCGCAGTCCAGACATCATCTTTACCACCTATTGATGAATTTTTTTTATATGTAGGTATAAAATTCTGTGTTGATTGTGTTGTAGGCGATGATGTTTTACTTCCACCTGTATATATTCCTGTAAGTAAATCACACATAAAATCTTTATTTCTTACTTCAAGATTACTTCCAGATTGAATATATGCAGCATTTGAATTTATAAAATATAATCCAATATCATCAACATCTTCATATCCAACACTTGTATTCAAATGATTATTCAATATTGTTTCAAGACCACTTATACTGTCTATCAATCTATAATCATTCAAAGATTTATATGTTCCATTATCAAATAATGTGGTTTTTGACCAATCAACATTTGTTCCACTTCCAGCAGTTCTCCATGCACCAGGCCACAAATAATATTTTTCACCATCATATTCCATACATAATACCGGAACATTTGTTGCTTCTTGTAAAGAAGATGGTGCATCACCATATCCTGATATATTTTTCATATCATCAATAATGGTGATTGATATCGATGCTGATACATCACCACCTATTGTTGAAATTTCAAATTTATCACCATTTATTTCAGTCTTCTTTGTATCTGTTTCAGCAGTCAAAGAATTCGTGGTGATATTACCTGATATGTTTGCATTTTTTGCAGTGATATTACCTTCATCATCAATTATGCAATTATCACTTATGAGTTCAAACAATCCATTAGATTTGATAGACAATTTATGGTCAGCATTAATGTTTATCTTATCTGCATCAATATTGATACTTGATATTGCATTGTTCATCTCATCCTTTGTAACCATAGTCTTTATAGATGCTGTATGATCATCTATGGATGATTGCATAGTTGTCTGTGTAGTTTTTATTCCAGAAATATCTGTTGCCTGTGCATTTATCTGTGATATAATACCACTACTGTCATCTCCTATCTTTGCAGACAATCCAGATATCGAAGTTTCATTTGCACCTATCCTTGATACCGCATTTTCAAGACCTGCCTTCAATCCAGACTTTCCATCTTCCCCTTTTATTTCAGTGGTAAGATTTGATATTGAAGTTTCATTTGCATTTGCCTTATCACTTACAGACTTCAGTTCAAGTTTACTTGCTGCATTATCGGCAGTAGTCTTGATTTCAGCAATTGAAGATGTCAATCCTGTTATATTATTCTTATTTGCAGATATATCAAGTTTTGCACTGGCAATATCATCCCCATTCTGCTTGACAGATGACTGCAATGAAGATATTGCACTGTCATGTTCCTTATCTTTTTCAGTAAGAACTTTCAATGCAGCAGTCACACTTGTCTCTGAACCAGATCCACCGGAACCTATTGCAGATTCAAGTTTCCCAACAGATGTTTTTACATCATCTATTTCGGTCGCCTGTTGAGTCAATGTGGTCTCCGTTGTTCCCACACGGGTTTGCAAGGTTGCAAGTGCAGTATTTGTCTTGTCAAGTTCACTTTTTTCGGCCTTCAAATTAAGACTTGAAACTATGGATGAATTTCCCTCATTTATTTGAGCGTTGAGTTCATTCACCGCGGACTGAACACCATTCACCTTGTCATTTGTAGCATAACTGTCAAATTTTGCAAGAATTTCACTCTTATCTGTATCTATCTTATTTGTGATTGATGTCTTTGCTTCTTCAAGTTCCCCTGTGGTAACTCTCTGATTTATCAATGTTCTCAATGAATCCTTTCCATCTTCACTTGAACCATACACTTCAAGATTGATATTGTCAACATCCTGTGATATTCTTGAAAATGGTCTATCTCCACCATCAATCGGAACCCAGTGTTCTATTGCAAAATTTGAATCACCCTGTGTTGTTTGACATCTCAATGTGTCATGGTAATACTTATTGTTCTCATCGGTCAGTTTCGTCCCAGTAGGATATGTGCAGTTATACCATAAATCACCTTTTTTATATCCAGATGGTTTTACTCTAGGATTTCCTTCGTCATCATTACCTTCACCATATTCTCCATAAAAGATGGTAATGTTCCCATCCTTTGCAGACTGTGCAAGATTTTCCAGATTCCTGTCAGTGGTCTCCTGCCATTCATAACCTGAATCTGTCTTCACATATACCTTTGTTATACCCTGTTTCGTGTTATACCACAAATCATTGAGATGTTTCTTCCTTTCATCATCAGTTGTCCAGTCAATTGATGGATCATTCTCCTGAAACCAGTATTGAACCTTCCCGTCTATCTGGTTTTGAAAATCTGTCTTGTCTGTCTGATACTTTTCCTTGAAATCATCAAGATCTGCCTTATATCTTGTGGCATAATCCCAATCATCCCTTGACCATATTCCAGAATCCCTCTTTCTTATGCAGATAAACAAATCCTTGTCTGTATTTATCCACATGTCCCCTACATTATATGGAGGTTCAGGTGTAGATGTAAATATCTTTGACTTTTGATTAATCTTACCAAGCATTTCCGTGATTTCATAATCACGTATCAATTTCCATTCATATACATCATCATTCTTGAAGAACCTGTATGCGAATCCGGTAGTTCTGTCATAATAGAGATCTCCCTGATGTTTTTCATAAATCTTATTCTTTTCTTCTTCATTTGCAACATCCTTTATCCATGTTATGACAGGTTCATTACTCAATGTAGGTTCTCCGTCATAATACCATGTCTCTATATTTCCATCAATCTGGTCCTGAAATCCATCAAGAACTTTATTTATTGCATCATAATCAGCCTTATTTTCATCTCTATATGACTGTACAACAAAATTGATATTATTGGCAGTCTGTGTAAATTGAGACTGCATCTTCTCAACCGTTCCATCAAATTTCTTATTGAGACTTGACACTGTAGACTGTATCATATCAGCGGTTTGATTTATACTTGATACATCATCATTATAATCCTTTATCTCACCTCTGATTTTTTCAAACTCGATATTAAGACGACTCTCCGACAAATCCACCTTTCCTGAAATCTGGTTCACAAGATCATCAATTTTCTTGTAATATTCAGTCAATGACTTGTCCGAAAACACACTGTATGAACTCAATATGTCAAAATTTGAATTTATTTTGTCCATTGAGTCCGATATGATGTCAGTAGGAAGCAGTTTCTTGATATTGTTTGCCATATTTATTTACCTGTTTGATTGTTTATGATTTGTTTAACAGAATCTTCAAATCCATCAATATTCACGAACTTCTTTTCAAATTCTGTCATCTTTGCATCAAATTCTTTTTTGATGTTGTTTATTGCATTGTTATACATTGACCGCAGATTACTGATATCAATATTATGCTGTTTTTCTGCATCATCAAGTTTTTGTTGTAAGGTATTTATAGTATCAACAAGTGTTTTGTTATTGGAATTATATGTTTCCGGAAAATCATGCAAAGGCATTGATTTGTCAATATCTTTTATATCCATAATAATCAACTATTGTTTGTATCCTATATAAGTTGCCACAGCAGTTGTGAATACCCTGCTTGTAAACAGATTGTAAAGAAGTCCGCTTGTTATTCCAAGTGCCTTGCAGATTGCTTTCCCTATTGCAGGACCTATTGTAAGACCTGTGATACCTCCGGCAAGACTTCCAAAAAAACCTTCATCTATATCTTCACCAGATTTTATCTTGTTCACAATAATATCCGCAGCCTCATTCACTGCTTTCTGTTCTGATTCATTCAACTGAATATCTTCATTAAAATATTCATCAAAGTTCTTGATCATATAAAATAAAATTATATAGTTATTTATGGGATAAAAAAAAGAAAGGAGAACATTATCATTGATCTCCTTTCAAAAACAATATATAAACTAAATATTACTCATCGAACCCTGTGGAACTCAAAGCACCTGTCTTCAAAATCGTAAGTCGTTGAGAGATAATCTCAAGACCTCTTACTATTTCCACAAAAATATCAATGACTGCTTGATTTCTATCGATAATTTCACTCGTATTATTCGATGTATCCATAACAGTCTTGAAGTCATAAAGACCTCCATTGTTCTTCATACTGTTGAGGAAATCATCCACCAGTGTCTTGATTTCAAGTCTTGTCTGTGCAGTGTTGAATTCGAACACATATCTCTTCAATATGCTCTCAATACCATCCTGAATATAGATTGCAGCCTCACGGACATGTGCTGAAGACAGTGCCGACACAGGAGTCTGCTTTGCAGTCTTGTTTGCATACACCTCAACACCTACACCAGGTTCCCAGATAATTGAGTTGATACCCATAGGTTCCAACCAATCCCTGTTATCATGAACAAGAGTTGTTTCCACACCTACCACCTGATTGCCTGAAATAACACCTCTCTTCTGTCCTGCAACTATCGACCATGCAAATCCCCTTGAATATTTCTGGATATAAAGATTTGACACATATGCAGCAGGTGGAACTGACTTCGCAGCACTCAAATCAGTAATCCTCAAATAAGGGTAGTAGTATGCTCCCCATGATGCTCCGTTTTCAATTGTAGGCAATGAGAACAGGAAAGAAGGGTTCTTTGTTCTGTCACCTCCATTTGCAATGAGTTCAACATCAACTGCACCTGCGGCATTCGTGAACACAGGATCATTGCTCTTCTTGAAATCCATCTGTGAAGGACAGTTGATGATGGCGAATCCAGCCTTTCTTCCATAGCAGAGTTTTGTATATACATTCTTACACTCTTCCTCAAGACCGAGACCGAAAGTATCCACAAGATATCTCCACTGAATATAATCCCTGTCAATGAGAGTCTTGTAAAGATTTGATACAGTGGATGTATATTCAGGATTTTCACGAATCATATCAAGAATCATATTCTGTCTTTCATTTGTTCCATCAGGACATGCAACCTTCCTTATCTGGAAACCCCCAAGTGATACCCACTGGAGTCTGTCAGCAATCTTGTCAATAGGTGTAATCTTTGCAACAGCTTTGTCAGATGCAAGAACAGTCTTGTCAATCTTATCGGAACAAGACACAAGAATACCTATTTTATTTTTGTCATTATCATATGCATCTTTGATGGTTACAACTCTGGTCACTCTTGAAACACCATCAACATATCCAGAAAGAAGATAATCACCTACAGAAATATTTGAATATCTGTCAAGAATCACTTCATTGTCTTTTACCTCATATAACTTTGAATTCACATATACATTTGAATTATCAAGATATTTGAATTCTATCATCAATGGATTGATATCACTCTCAATACTTGCAACAGTACCTGCTTTATCATCACCATCAGATGTCTTATATAATGTTGCACCTTCTTTCAAATAAGTGGCATCTGCATATATCATATCAGTTGAAGGTTCTCCATCAACAATTTTTACCCATGCAAATGGGTGTTTTTTATCCTTTACAACATCTTTATCTGCATTTGCATCAGAAGTATTTTGATACAAATCCTGTCCAACTCTTACAATCTGATCTTTACTGTCATAATCAAATACATAAGACAGATAATCAAATTTCAAAGAAGGAACAGTCTTATCTTCACTTTTTCTTGCATCTACAATCTTTGCATATACATTATTACCTATGAGATCAATCTTCTCATCAATGAATTCATTGTCATTCTCATTCACAATCTCAATAAGATCAATGTTTTCAGCACAAAGTACACCCACAGTATCAACATCATCATTCACAAGTTTCTCAATCCAGATATTTCTTCCAAGTTTATCAGTGAAGTTTGGAATCAATGAGCCCACATACTTTGCTCTCAAATCAACAGAAGGAAGATTCAAGAACTTTGTAAGTTTTGCATCATTCTCTCCCCTGATGAAACCATTTTCATCAAAGTAAGACTGATAAATGATATCAGATGAAAATCTCTCGTATGGAGAATCTGCATCACTACTGTCATCAAGATGATATTCTTTGAGTGCATCAGTTTTACCATTAACATCATCACCATCCAAATCAATACCTGAATATATTGTCTTTGATGTCAATGATGGTCCAAAATCACCACCCACAACATAAACTTCAACAAGATAATCACTTACATAAGATGTTCCATTAAGATATTCTGGAACACTGTCCTCACCATACCATTCATTAAGGGTAAGCTGATATCCCTTTGATGAATAATCACTTGCCTTCTTTACAAGAATGGACACAGGTTTCTTCCCTATATTTGTAAAGTGAAGAATTCTATTATTCCAAGAACCTACAACATTATTTGCATCTGTTGCTGTCCCAAGACACTTATCAATAGCATCAAGATAAGATTCACTGTTTGCATACCAGAAATTTGCTGTGTTATACAATGACTGGACAGGAAGAGTTACAGGGTTGCAGTTCTTGTCATTTGAACTTATCGCAAATGACTTCTCCACAACCTGATCCATATCAGGATCAAGATTCAAAAGATTCAAACAAAGAATAGGTCCTGCACTCAATGCCACAAGTGCACTCCTGTGAAAGAATGAACCCTTCTTTTCAAGAGACCTGTCTATATTGCCATACAGTTTAATGAACTGTGCGGTAGATGTCACCAGTTTTACAGTATTGAATGGACCTGTCTTGCTGAAACCTACAACAAGTCTCAAATTTGAGACTGTCGTCGTATCATTTGAAATTTCGGACTTGTCCCTTTCAAATCGGTAAGTTCCGGCAGATTTCAAATTAATCAATTCTGCATCTAAAGCCATAATTATATTTACTTATTATTGATATAAGATATTTATGAAAATATAAAAAAGAAAAATCAAGTCATCATAAATAATAATGTGAAGGCGGTGTCTTCATAAGATATAAAAAATAAATAAAATTATATATGTTATCACATTTCAAAAATTCAACCGCTGCAGTGAACAAGTATGAGGTTGTGAATCCTGCACTTTTTGAGGTGACTCTTCTTCCTCCTACACTTGACGGTACTGATGACAAGACCACACAACTACTTCTTGAACATGTAATTTCAATATCAGGACTTGATGGTCTCAACCCATCAATGGGAACTGTAATACAGAAATACAAACAGGCAGACAGAGTTTATCTCGGTGTACCAGAAACCACACATCTTGAACTCTCTATGACATTCTCTTTGAACCTCAATGATGCAAATGAGAACTACATCTATACAACTCTCCGCAAATGGTATAACAAGGCATTCAATCCTGCAACAGGTTCTTATGGTCTCAAAAAGGACTATTGTGGATCAATGGTCATAGTGGAATACAATAGGGATGGTTCAATATGGAGAAAGACAACCTGCATAAATGTAATTCCGGGACAACCTACCGGTATGAACGACAGGAACATCAACTCCGGAAATGAGGCAAATGAACTCTCGATGACATTCTATGCAGACTGCTGGGATGACAACACTGTGGGTCTTCCTGTCTATGAGTAAAAAACACTATGAGCGTGCAGAAATCTGCACGCTCTTCTTATATAATCAAATATCCTTATTTTATGGCAAAAAAGAAAAAGATTGAAGAACAATCAATTCCAGAACTGATGGTTGATAAGAACCCCATTACTCTCAACCCTCTCAAATGCAGAAATGCCAAACAAAAACAATTTCTGGGACAGATAAGAAATCATGACATTACCATATGTGATGGAATAGCTGGATCCGGAAAAACTTATATAACACTTTATGAAGGTATTCTAGGTGTATTGAACAAAAGATTTGACAAGGTAATACTGTGCAAGTCAGTGATTTCCACACCAAATGAAAGTATAGGTTTCATACCTGGAACGGTTGAAGAAAAAATGGAACCACATATAATCTCTTATAAGGGAAACATGAAGAAGATGTTAAACAATGAGGCGAATGTGGAAAGATTGTTCAGGGAAAAGAAGGTTGAAGTTCTCCCACTCGCATATATCAGGGGTGTTACACTAGACAGGTCTTTCATAATAATAGATGAGTCCCAGAACATCACAATGGACTTGTTCAAGTCAATAATCACAAGAATAGGCGAGGACAGCAAGATGATATTTCTCGGTGACATTGAACAAGTGGATTTCAATCAGGACAAATTGAAAAGACAGTCAGCACTGCAACATATCATAGAACTTTTCAAGGATGAAGACTATATAGGATACTGTCACTTCAATGATGATGAAGTTGTGAGAAATCCTATAATTCCTAAAATCATACAGAAACTCAGGGACTATAAACCTGCATAAACAAAAATGGAGAAGAATGACTTCTCCATTTTTGTTTCACCATAATGTGTTCAAAGGTTTACACTCATCTTCATAATTGAACCACTTTATCACAGGGTCTCCTTTGAATCCCTTCTCCCACACAAACCAACAATAACATACTGCTGATACAGTTTCACCCTGTGAGAAGTCTCCATCAGGTCTGCAACCATATCTTTTTACTGACACGTACACAGTCTTCGGTGGATATTTCCGAAAGAGTTCATATCTCTTCTGTGTTTCAAGAAACTGAATCTTGAGAAACATTGCAACCTTATGTCCATCAGTTATAATGTTCATAGCATGCTCTGCAAATTCAGTGGCAAGACCATAAGGTGGATTCGTTATTATATCTCCATCAAATTTGTTCATAAGTTTCAGGAAATCATATTGTTCCCCCGAAAGACAACCATCATAACCATAATCAACTATGTCCGTCTTTTTCACATCATACCCTTTTCTTTCAAGTTCTCTTGCAATGTGTCCCATACCACAGCATGGTTCCCACACATTTTTGCTAAATATTTCAAGTTCAAGAAGTTTTCTTGTTGCCGATGGTGGTGTTGCATAGAAATCATTATCACTTCTTTTTACATCGGTATGATTTGATGATGCAAGTGTGACATGAACACTGTGAGTTCTCTTATTTTTATCTTTTGCCATAATTCAAAAATAACAAAATGGTGAGAAAAGTCTCACCATTTCATTTATTCCCTTATTGAAGATGCCTTTGTGCATATTATATGTTTCAACCCCACAAGTTCCTTCAAATAAGATATTTCACCAGCATACATACTGTTCATCTGTATATAGTATGTAAGACAGCAGATATATTCAAATGTCTTTTCACCACAAATGTGTTTCAAGAATACAGGTGGCTTCGGATTTCCATATGATGACCATAATGCATCACCAAATATCAGAAATACAGAATCCTTGTCCTTTCTCCTTATCTCATTGATAGTATGAGCGACATCTTCAAAATTCTCAAATCCCGGACCGGGATATTGTGAATCTATATAATCCCATGTCTGTGAAAGTACAACATCCTTTCCCTGTGATTTCAACATTTTTCCATTTATTTTTCTTGGAAGTGTTATCTGTTGACCAAATCCATATACAACAACATCAGTATATGAAAGTTCTTGACATAAATCAATTACCCTTCCGAGAAATGTATATACCAAGTCCTGATTCACTGAACCGGAAAAATCAACAAAACAATAAATTTTTTGTATTTCACCATGACCTTCTGTCTTCGTTGGCAGCACTGCACCTCTCCACAGATGATTTTTATTTCCCCATATAGTCTTGTTCTTTTTCTTTGCAGTATCTCCCTTCATTATTGACTTTCCTTTCAGGAATACTTCGAGCATACTCTTCCACTCGTCATTTCCTATCTTCAGTCTCAATGCATTCTTGACAACAGTCTTCGCCAATGCCGAACCACCTCTACTTTCACATTTCTTTTCAAGGCCGTCAACAACCTTCTTCTTTATATTGTCAAGTTCTTCTTCGTTGAAATCCTTTGAAGTATCCTGATTCTTTATTTTATCCATTTCTTCAATGTCCTTATCAGAGAAACCGACAGACTTCATATCATTCTTCAATGCATCATTATCAGGATTATCAATCTTTTCTCCTGCAAGACTTCCGGAACCATCTTCACCTTCCTTCATCTTGTCAACAGTTTCATCAAATGATTTCTCGTCTCCACTTTCCAATGCATCCTGAAGTTCCTTCAATTTCCTGTCTTTTGCAGACAATCTTTCTTCTGCACTTGATGCAGATGGAGAATCTCCCCTATTACCTGTAGGAGAACCACTTGGACCCTCTTTGTTCCCATCATTTTCATTTCCACTATCTTTATTTCCCGATGAAGAATTGCCTGATTTACTTCCAGAATCATTCCCTGATTCATTTTCACTTTCATTCCCATCTTCACTGGCAGATGAAGATTCCTTGTTGTCCTTCATCTGATCAATGGCATCATTTATCTCATCTCTCAACTTATCATCCTCTGACTTATCATCACTCGAACCTGAACCAGAACCATCCATATTTTCAGTTTCAAGTTCTGAATCATCCATATCATCACCAAATTCATTATCCCTATAATCAAAGTCATCAAACTCGTCATCAGAATCACTACCATCAATATTGACTTCCTTCTTTACCTTGTCATAATCATCCTGATCCCACAAAACTTTATTCTTTTCAAATTCCTTATCATTGACACCATCAAGTTTTCCCTTTACTTTAGGATCAATAAAGTCATCAGGTAAATCAATATCATCATTCTTTGTAAGTTCTGATTTTCCAGACCCCTTTGATGAAAGGTTATAAAAATATTTTGAAATCTTTTCAAATGCCTTCTGTCTTCCTTGTTCGGCAGTTTCCATTTCAGGATTTACAGGTATGGACTTTATTACTTTCTCTTCCTTTTCTTCTGTTGATTCATTTACAGTTTTCAGGATATTATCTAATTCATCAAATATATTCAACATAACCTTCAATTATTTTATTTCACCTTCATCAAGAAGTTCCTTATATAATTTCATTCCATTCCTATCAAGAGACATGATATCAATCACTCCATTATCATAAAGTTCCTTGAACAGTTTCTTCTCATTTCCTGATTTTATGAGTTCAGTACATCTCTTCATTTCACTCACATATGCATCCTTGAATTCATCAGTTGTTCTCCATACCTTCTGTGTCTTCAGCACCTTTCCTATTATTCTCAATTTTGATGCCGCCATTTTCATAAGAGAACCCTTTGCATCATCATCAAGTTCCTTGTCTATTGATTTCCTGAAAGCATTGAATACGTGTTCAAACACACCATCAAGAAGTCTTTCCATATCTTCCTTTGTTTTATTGAGTATGGTCTTATTGTCAATCAATGCGACAAGATCAGGAAGAAGTGATTCTTTCAAATCATCAAGATGATGGGACAAATCCTTCAAATCATTCTTTTTTATTTCACTGAATTTCTTTTCGGTGAGTTTGTCAAGAATATCAATATTCTTGTTGAGAATATCCACAGTATTATCAGAAACCAAACCAATCTGACTCAAATCAGCAAGATTCTTCATAACAATTATAAGATTTCTTATAGGATGTCTTTTCTTCAATAGTTCCTTTCTCTTCTCTTCCTTCTTTGCATTCCTTTCTTCTCTCTTTTTCTTCAGTTTTTCCTTTTCCACATCATCAGATATAATATCTTCAAGATCATCTTTTGCCTTGTCAAGAAGGTCTTCCTTCTCGTCATTTGACAATCCACCTTTCTTGATTTTTTCCATCGCATCCTTCAAAGAGTTTCTTGCCTTCTCTATATCCTTTGATGTACTTTCATTGTCCTTGTTGAACTGCCTTGCAATCTCTTCTGAATTGTCTGTCATACTGTCCATCATCCTGTCCATATCATTCAATGTCTTTGACAGTTCATCATCTGTCATTTTTGACGGATCCTTATGAAGATCATCTATAACATCATCCATATTGAGAGAAATGTCCGCAATATCACCGAGTTTTGAATTCTGCAAGTCTTCAAGTTCATCCTGAAGAGTCTTTTCACCATTTTCCTTCTTTCCCAGAAGTTTATCAAGAGTCTTTCTCAATTCTTTTCTCGCATCTCTTTTCTCATCATCATCCGCAGAAGGATCCATCAAGACCTTTGATGCCTTTTCAATTGCATCAAGTATCTTGAGTTCAACATCATCAAGAGAAAAACCATTGTTCTTCAACCATGTCTTGTATTCATCATCACCCACCTTGTGCATTATTTCTTCCCATGTCATGCCTGTGTATGCCTTGTTATACAGTCCATTCATTCGCTTGAAGAAATCAGGTGATACTATATTGTCATCCACCATTGATGCATTGACTTCATAATCCATGCAAATGTTTGCCTTCATATTTGCCTTCTTTCTTGCACCTTCCATACCATCAAACATCTTTACTGGATACATCTCATTGAACCTCAAAATATGATCAAAGAATATATGGAACATTTCATGGAACAGAATACCGAATACCCTGTTTGAATCCATAAGACAGACATTATACACAAAATCAAAGTTTATCCATAGATTATTATACCCGTCAACCGCCATAGTGTTCGTTATTTCACTTGGGCATACAGGTATATACATTATCTTGCACTTTGTCATAAACTGATACAGATAAGGATAATCTCTCATCATCTTATATACTCCATCATTGACAACCTTTATAAGTTTTTCAACCTTTACCTTAACTGGTTTCTTTGTCTTCTGATCATATATATCAACTTCATCAAGTTTCATTATGATATCCTCATTTCCTGATACAGAATCATAGACCGATTCATTCAATCTGTTATAATAAAAATTCATATAGTTCAACATATATCTTATTTATGAAAAAAGGATGTGATTACTCACATCCTTCAATAAAAAATATATAAATTTTATTTCAAATCAGCAGGTTCAAGATTGAATCTCCTGTCAACAGCCTGAAGATAATCCTTCAATGCAAGTCTTGTTGTCTTGTTCTTCCATGCATCAAGAAACTTGATGATATTCACATGCATAACCTTTACAATATTGTCCTTTGAAGAATTGTATGTCCTGTCAAGATTATTGAACATATTCACAAGAAGATTCACATCAGGAATACCGTCAGGTGAGTAAGATACCTTTATGTAATTTTCAATCTTCCTACAAACTTCAGAACATTTCACATCAGAAGGTATGACATACTTTGAATCTTCAAGAATATTCTTGACATTCACTGATGACTTTGCATGGGTTGCAAGAAACTGTACATATTTCTTTGCCATTTCTGCACCAATGATTGCAGATCCCTTCAGTTCTATCACATCGGAAGGAATATCCTCAATACTTGCATATCCATGATTCTCCTTATAAAGATTGAGTTCATTTATAAGTGCAGACCATGTACGAGGTGTAGGCCATCCTGACTTACCCTTCTCATATTCCTCTGGTCTGATTGTGTGCCAGTTTGTATATTCACCCGTATCTGAATCCTTCTCAAACATCAGAAACTCAAGTGTAGTGTCATCAAAACCACCTTCAGAAACAGCCCATTTCTTCCACTCGTCAAAATTTGGTATGAAGTTATATTGACCACCAAGGAAACGTGTTCCAACAACTGCTCCAGTTGCACCATATCCTCTTTCTACTTCAGCATCATCATTAGGCCTGTTTGAACAACATACAATGGCCCATTTATTGCCGAGCATAAATTCATCATTATATGTTCTCGTAAGAAGAAGCTGCATCAGGATTTTGAATATGGATTCATCAGCTCTGAAAAATTCATCCATAAGAAGTATTCCACCTTCTGTAGTTTCTGTTACATTAAGTAGACCACCCTTATTCTTCTTCTCCACATGACCGTTTGCTATGTCATTAAGAATATTAACCTCATCCTGATTTGTGGAAATTTTGAAGCAAGGAAGCCATGATTTTGGTGCCTCCGTAGAAATCTTGTGCATATTTCTCTTGATTTTCTCAATACTGTCAAGAGCAACACCGGATTTCTTTATAATGTCATTGACCTTAGGTCTGTCATCAAGATATTCCTCCACAGTCTTGTCAACAGGAATAGGAAGTGTGAAACCATCTACAGTCAAATCACCACATTCAACAACCATAAGTGCCTTTTTGTGATATTCATCCTGTTTTGTATTCCAGTTCTTGATGATTGTCTTCGGAATACTTGATTTACCTATACCTGGTGCACCCCATATGAGTATTGACCCACCGGCATTATCACCCTTATATGCTGGAACATTCTTTATTGCATCTTCAAGAATTTCACCAAGCTGTTTTGAATTGATATCAGGAATATCTCTCAACCCACCTTGTTCAGCATTAAATCCAACTCTCTTGAAATTATCCTCATTGACCATCTGAAGACAACCGGTATTACCATACTTCTCATAATGTTCGTTTATCATTCCCTTGAAAGTCTGGTAGTTCCTGTATTCAATACTATTCTTGTCAATGATACCATAATATTCAGGACTTTCAACAATATCAGCACTTTCCTTTACATTGTCATTCACATAATCATTCCTTACACCACAGAAAGCTGTAACACCGGGGACATCACCAGATGCAACAGTATTCAATGCAGTATATGCACTGGTTGCAGGATAAATTTCACCATCTTCCTTGAAGAAAGACACAATGTTTCCAAACTTCAATGCTATAGACTGAAAGAAACCCTTGATTTTGTCAAGACCCTTGTTCATATAGTCCTTGAACTTTCCTTCATTAATGAAAGTATCAAAATCAAGTACATGGACATATTTTCCTTCCTTTACCTTTGATGTGTCTTCCTTTTCAATCTCATCAAAAATTTCATTCCAGTGCTGAACCAGAAGTTCTGTTTCTTCATCCGCCGCTGCTCCTACCAATGGTAAGTCTGCTCTTACAGATTTTTTTACTGGCTGACCGGAAGCATCTCTCATAATTCTTCCGTCAGCATCTCTCTCAACAGTGCTTACAAATGCAGGTGTCCATTTCTTCAATGACTGATTGAACTTGGAAAATGAAAACATATTCTTGAAATCTGAACATGAAGACACATTCCACTCACATATACTATCATTGTTAAAAGATGACTTATAAAACATACCCTCCATATGTTTCACACCACTGGTATCCCATGAACTCAAATCTGCATTGGGAAGATCTGCAAACGCAAACAATGCACTCATATCTCTCACATCACTCACATTCAGTTTTCTGAAAAACAATGAATTCTTGTCAAAATTCTTTCCCTGCTTCTTTAATCTGTCATAAAGTGCATTTATTGAAACAAACACATTATGTTTCGGATCGGATTTCGTGTTTGAAAGTCTCACCGCACCTGTAAGTGTTGTAGACACTTCTTCTGGTGCATCTTCTTCACCGGAAACTTCACCCGAAATGGGTTTTTCCTCAACATCATCTTCCGGTTCATCATCTTCATCAGTAAATGCATCATCATCAAATATACCCTCATTTAATTTGAATAAGTTGATGGCTGTATCAATGGACTCATTTATTTCTTTGCTGTTATCTTCAACTGACTTATTCACAAGTTCCTCATTCTCGATAAGCCAATTATCAAATTCTTTTTCAACCTGTTCTGGTGTTATATCAGTATTACTTTCATTCATCTTTCTCTGAAATTCATCATACCATTCAAACACGGCAGGGCTCAATAATTGTTCAAGTATCATTTCAAATATAAATTATTTGTTTGTATTCATATCATTCTTGAGATCTTCCTTCCAGTCCTCAAGACCATATTTTCCACGGAGTTTCCTTCCGTATGCCTGTATGACACGCCATGTCATAATCTTATATTGCGGTTGGATAATAAGTTTGTCAACTTCCTCCACAAATTCTTCGGTCATACTTCTTGGAATTGTACACATTGCATCCGGTATGGACGTGTTCCCATATTCATCCATAATCTTCTTCTTTATCACCTCCCACACAGATTCAGACATAGGTGTAAGATCATAATCCTGAAAACGGTCAACAATTGCAGACCACTGCTGTTCACCAACCTGTTTTCTCATTGTTTCTCTTGGATTATTACCTATCACAATAACAGCACCGTCAAACACAAAGTTATTCGGCATAAGTGGAATAGTTTCTGCTTCAATTTCCTTCCATTCATCAGCAATAATCAATTCAGCACTTGACTTGTCATAACTGGTTCCAAGTTCATTTCTCAATTCCTTGAGTCTCTTATCCCTATATTCAGATTTCTCCGTCAATGACTTTCTTCCCATTTCCTTGAAATATCGTTCCTGTCTTGTAAGTGTTCCAGTTTTATATAAACCCTTTGAATCATCCTTTGAAGTCAATGGATAACTTACAAGTGAATCTGTACCTTCAGTCTGCAATGCAGCTTTCCACATAGCAAGTTTCTTATCTGTACTGAACAGATCTGGAGAATCATCAAATATAATAAGTTTACCATTATACTGATAAAGGTAATTATAAAAAGACTCTGCTGTTGTAGAACCAGATGACACATTTACATAATCCCTGTTGAGAACCATATGGTTTTCCTCAAGAACCTGCTTGACAGTATAAGACTTTCCTATACCTCCCTTACCTGTAAGAAGTAAACCTCTCTTTATCATGGCTGACGCATCATCAGCATCAAGTTTACCATTCTGTTTCACATAATGACACATCGCATTTGTCATAATTCTCAACTTATGCAATGTCTTCTCATATTTTATGGTGTCTTCCTTTATTGCCTCCTTTTTTGCTTCCTCCCTTGCAGCAATAGCAATAAGGGTGTCATCATCATCCACAACATCACAATCATCATCCACAGATGTCTTGATTGCCGGTCCGGCACCCTTATATTCACTGATAAGATTATCAAGAATTCCCGCATCTGCTGCCTTCTTTACTGACCCAGCAGTCTTTCCTCCAGTAGCAAGATTTACAATACTGTCAGCAAGACTCATAAGATATCTTGCCTGACTATCGGCAGTCTTTACAGGTTCTCCACCGACAAACACCTTCATCACCTTGACTGCTGTTGGATCATTACCTACTATCAAGTCAAAATAATCGGAAATTGCCTTTCCCTTCCCTGATTTACGAACAAAGTCATATACATAATCTCTGTCAGCAGGGGTGAGTTTTTCAAACCGTGCAACACTGTCCGCTGTCCATCCGTCTCCATATCTCACTGCCTCATTCAACATACCCTCATTCACATTGTGTGGAGTCAAGTCATATACCATCTGGTCAATCATATCCTTGAAACCCAGTTTCTGTGTTGAATATGTGATGACTGCCTTATTGCTTGCATTAATATCAAAATGATTGAACAATGACAATACCTTCACATTCGTGTCACGACAGCAGACTATATTCTTTGTCTCATCATCATTGCTGTATATCCACACACCTGGTATGTCATTGATGTATACCACATCATGATACACACCAAAATCACCAAGTCCACTTCTTTTGAGTTTTCTCAAAATGATATTGGTGATTTTTGACAAATATGGATTATCATATACAGCCTGACCTGTAATAACGTCATCTTCAGTCAAATCAACAGACTCTTTCTGTTCATCATCAACAACATCAACAGCTTCCTCTATCTGTCTTTTTGAATTAATATATTCCTGAACATCAAAGTCTCCAAACTTCTTTATCATAATTTATAAAATATTTTTATGTTCTTATAAAATTATTTATGCATCAATTCACATAGAGATTTTCATATACATTGTCATTGTCCATTCTCAACAATGTTTTCCTATATCCCCAGTTTCTTGTAGTGATATTTATCTGATTCTCATAACAGTCATCCGGAACAGTCAAATCACCAACAACATTATCATAACTCAATGCAAACTTTATATCCAATGAATTGAGAGTCCGCAGACCATCAAACAAGTCATAATAGTTTATATTCCCGAAATACATACCTGTACTCCTTGTCATCTCATATGGTGGATCAAGATAAAGAAAGTCTCCCTGTTCAACTGCTTCAAGTATCTGTCTGTAATCACATCTCCTGAATTCAACATCATTGTCATTTATTGTCTCACTCCAGTCATACAATATCTTCTTCAATATCTTTGGCATCATACCATCTCTCGTGATATGAAAGGTATTGTTGAAGTTTCCGAACCTGTTGTATCTGGGTATTCCATTCGTGCAGGTACGCATAAGAAAGAAGAAACAGTAAGGACTTCTTGTCTGGTTGAATTCTTCCCGTATATCCTCAAAATATTTTCTCTTGTCCTGTCTGTCTTCAATATTCTTCATCTCCGTCCACATCCTGACATATTCATCAAATAGACCATCAGGATCTCTTTTCACAGTGTTCCACAAGTCTATCAAATCCCCGTTTATGTCGGAACAGACATATCTTTGAACATTATGTGAACTGGATTTCATAAGCTGATACATAACTGAACATCCTCCACAAAAAGGTTCATAATATGTATCTATAAAAGACGGGAAATACTGGATTATCTCCCCACTCTGTATTCTCTTGCTTCCTATCCATTTCACAAGACACTGAACATCAAAAAAATCACCCATAACTTATTTTATGTTTCTGAAAGAAGTTCTCCTATCAAATCCAGCAGATTCAAGATGTTCTATGTCTGTTCTGTTATCCACAATCTGTTTGTCATACTGATGAGATATATATTCATATATCTTGTTGTATATCTCATCCGCTGAAATGAATTTAGGGACAACACCGAATGTGGTAAGGATGGGATTCTCAACATAAAACTCATATGTTGCATAATGACACATATAATTTTTATAATTTATAGAATAATGCAAAGCAAGAATGTTATTCTTCATCTCTTTCCATTCCTTTTCCTTTTCTGCATCAGTCATCAAATAAGGATTATCTTTCGTGTATCTGTTGAACCATCCACCATATGTATATGTATACTTATCGGGAAACTCCCACTTGAAATCAGTCTCCTTATTTTTTATGAAGATATAATTATAATCACCAAGTTTCAAAATCAGTTTCCCTCCATATACATCAAGATTGTCAAGAGCGCTTTGACCCACCCTCTTGACAAGCATATCATATGTCTCTGAACCTCTCCTGTCAAACACTATCTTCTCATCAATCCCATACTTTCCCACAAGATAGTCATAGTAGTCCTTCTTGTTGTCAATAATTTTCATAATGCTCCTTTCTTGTGATTACATAAGTCGTGTCAGTAATTCCTTCAATGGTTGTTGTCTTTATCTTCATTTCATATTTATCGGAAGGATATTCTTTCGGTTTTTCAGGAATAGAAGTTATAATCACTGTGGAAAGAATACCAAGTATCATAGCAACCACAAGTGCAATCCACCCCTTTACTCTCTTTTCATATGCAAAATGCTTCCCTGAAATTCCTGCAAATGTAAGTGCAAGCAAAAACAATAAAATACCAAATATATCCATATATTACTTTTTTATAAATTCAAGTGTATCAACTCTATATAAATCATTAGGTTCTCTTGACTTATCAATTCTCTTATAAACAATCAAACCTGATTTTTCATCCACCTTATATGGATAAAAATCATAAATGATGTCAGTATATTTCACTCTCGCTTTCATAAACTACAACTTAAAATAATTATAAAAATCTTCCTTGGTAAACCCCACATCATAACCATATCTCACATCTCCAGAATTACTCAATGAAGAAGGTGGATAATGTGAAGTTATAAATTTCCATGCCTTTTCAATTGCTTCTTCTGTTCCTGTTATATAACCATCTTGACAAACCTCAAATTCATCATTTTCGACATAATTTGTCATCGCATAATCAAATGCCTTTTCAAAATAACTCATATTGTCTCAAAATTATTTTTTGCAAAGATAATAATAATGTTTCAATTTTCAAAATTTCTATGTCCATAAACTATAAAAATATTCACACATAAGATCAAGGGCATCATTTTCCTTCTTCTTTTCTTCATCAGTTTTTATTCTATCATCCGCAAGAAGTTCAAATCCATCAACCATTCTCTTCAAGATATCCTTCCATTTTTCAAATGTCATACTTGCAGGATAACAACCCAGTTCACATACATTTTCATAAAATAATTTCAATCTGGGATAAATGAACTTTGAAATTGTCCCATCGAGAGACCAGAGTTCAGAATCGTCAAAACCTTGTTCAAGTCTCTGTTTTTTATAAATATCCCATCTATCATCATTTTCATCTATAAGAGTAAAATTGACATTTTTGATACCATATGGATCCCTTGGTGCAAGTTCCTGAAACTTCTTATCTCCAGAATAATAAAATTTTGCAGTTTCATATGAAGTAAGATTATCATATTCAAGATCAACCACATATAATGAATTACCTATATATGAATTAAATTCAACACAAGAATTGATAAATTTATAAACATCTATGGAATTCAATTCAGGATGATTATGCATATATGAAAGATATATGTTCCTGAAAAATCTGTTATATGATTTATAATCAAAGAAAGTATATTTCTTTTTGAGACTATAGTCCTTTATAAGACAGTCATTAATGACTGTCAGTTTCACTACACCACCATGATTGAAGAATTCAACAGGATAAAGTTCATCCAAGATAATTTCCATATAATTAATTTTTTTATATAAAAATAACAAAGTTAAATTCTTATGAATTAAATTTATTAAATCATCCATAATTTTTCTTTTATATATAATATGACAAACGAGCCACATTTCCCTTCTTTCTTTTTTTGTTATTTTTATGAAAATTATATTTTTTATGGATAAGTGCACATATATTGAGCTGTTTGCTGGTGTGGGGGGACTACATATAGGTCTTGATAGGGGTGGTAATGGTTTTTTCAAGTGTGTTATGGCAAATCAGTGGGAGCCATCAAGCAAGGATCAGTTTGCTGCCAATATATACAAAAAGAGATTTCCTGATGATCTTCTTATAAATGATGACATATGTAAGATTTCCGGCAAAGACATTGATTGTGATATGCTTACTGGAGGATTTTGCTGTCAAGACTACAGTATAGTATGCAACAAGTCAAAGTCTATGGGAATCGAGGGAAAGAAAGGTGTTCTCTGGTGGGAAGTGATAAGACTTATTACTGAAATGAATCACAAACCAAAATATCTTCTTCTTGAAAATGTGGACAGGATGCTTATATCTCCTGCAAAACAAAGGGGAAGAGATTTTGCACTTATACTTCAGTCTTTGATAAATCTTGGATACAATATTGAGTGGAGAGTGATTAATGCGGCGGATTATGGTATGCCCCAAAAAAGAAAAAGGGTATTCATGTTTGGTTTTTTGAAGGGTGAATTTGAAGTTAAAAACCCTACAAAGTGGCTTTATGAAGATGGTATTCTTGCAAAAGTTTTCCCTGTGAAGAAAAATGATGTAGGTCTATGGGGGCTTGACGGAAGAGTTCTTGATAGTAATCTTGTTTCATTGTCAAATGGTTTTAATAAGGAAAATATTGAAGAACATCCTTTTGAAAATGGAGGTGTGGTGATTGACGGAAAAGTATATACAAATAGATTATATCCCAATTATAATGGACCATTTACTGTATTGGGGGATATTCTTGTGAAAGGTGATGACAGAAAACTGATAACTCCCGAATATTATATAAAGGATGAAGATGTGAAGAAATGGGAATATGTAAAGGGACATAAGGAATTCAAAAGGACAAACAAGGATGGTTATGAATATACTTATAGTGAAGGTGCTATGTCATTCCCTGATTATCTTGACAGACCTGCGAGAACTCTTATAACCAGTGAAGTGTCAAGTAATCCAAACAGGTTTACACATGTAATCAGGGATCCAGAAAATGGAAGGTTGAGGAGACTTATTCCAATAGAACTGGAAAGGATACAGATGTTTCCTGACAATCATACAGAAGGAACTACAGATAAGAAGCGGGGTTTTTTGATGGGAAATGCTCTGGTATGTGGAATTGTTGAAAAAATAGGAAAGGAATTGAAAAACAGGATATGCAGATAAAAACTCTTGATGACATAATAGAAAGAAATATAGACAATAATCTGTATTTCAAGAAGAATGAGTGGGAAAGAAGAAAATATCTCAAAACCACTCTTCATATGATGTGTGAAGTCATAGATGATGATGTTTATCTTCATAAGAAAGGATTGAGACCTCCGCAGATATTGAAACAGAAGAGGACTGATGATGAGAAGAGAAGACGTCATCTTTATGGAGATTCTGGAAAGAAATTTGGTCTTGGTATGTATGTTGAACCTACAGGAGACGGTTATTCAAACACATTGACCACATTTTCCACAGATAATTATGTATGGGACAGAAATTTCAAGGTGAGAGAACTGACTGACAGAGAAACATTCAGATTAATGGATGTTGATGACAATGATGTGGAGAAGATTTTGAAGGTTGTTCCATCAAGCAGATGCAAGAAACTTGCTGGAAATTCGATTGTGGTAAATGTTATGACAGAGATATTTAGGGAGTTGTTCATTGACAGAAAGGAAAATAAAGAGAATGGACTATGGTGATGGATTTTGAAACTTTTATAAGTGAAGGACTGATAAGAAACTTACCCTATTGATAAAATGGTTGACTATATTAGAAAGAAGTACAATCTTACTGATGAGGAGATTGACATTGAAGGAAAGTCCATTATAATTGATATATCATCTTTGAATAAAACAGTGTTGAAAGGTGTTTATCAAATTTTGAATATGGGTGGATATTTCAAGTCATTTCAAATTGGGTCAGTTCATTACTTTGATAAGAAATTTGATGAAGAAATTTTTGATGAATTGAAAAAATCAGGAAAAGTGAAATATCTTTATCATGTATCTCCTGTTGAAAATGACTTGAAGATAAGGAGTCAGGGACTTGTTCCGAAACACAAGAACAGGAAGTATGATTATCCTGAAAGGATTTATCTATTGTCTGATGAGAATTTGAAGAACAATGAACATTTTTTGTTTGACTTTTGTAATCATCTTCATAATGTGCAGAAATATAATGTTTACAATATATACAGGATTGATTTTCAAAAGTTGAATGACATCAAATTATATGTTGCTCCAAATGCAAAGGACTATGTCGCATATTATACAAATGACAATATAAGTCCCGATTTGATTGAAAAGATTGATACAGTGAAACTTTCAAATTTGAATGAAAACAAGGTTATTGAATTTGCAGGATTTCATTGTAGATGGTATGATGATAAGATATCAGGAGGTTGTGGATATTGTTTTTTGAACAACAGATGTGATGACAAAGATTGTTCAAGGGATGGTTATTATGAAACTCTTGATGAATGTGAGTTAAGAAGTTATGATGCATATCAAAAGATAAAATTGGGTGAAATAAAAATAGGAAGAAAAGAATTATGAAAAAATTGATTGTAATTGCGGAAAAGGAAGAATTGAAACTTGTTGATAAGCTTGTTGAAAAAAATATTCTCGATAAGGATATTCAGGTTTTGATAACCGGTGTGGGTGCATTGAATGTAATAAATGCATTGAAGGATTTGCCGAAAGATGTCCACATCATAAATGTGGGATATGCTGGAAGCAAGGATTTGAAACCAGGGGATTTTTATGAAGTGGATAACTGCACATTATATCATCCAAATGTGGATTATCCTGAACCATTGTATGGATGTTATGAAATATGTGATGATCTTATGTCAAAGGATTGTTTCACAGGATGTGATTTTGTATTGAAATCTGACAAAACTGATTGTCTGTTCGATATGGAACTTGCATATATTCTTGTGCTGAATTTTGAAAGAGTGAGTTCAATAAAATATGTCAGTGACAATCTTGACTTGCAGGAATACAGGAAGAAACTGAGCTGATGTCAAATGATGTTCATATAGTCAAGGTTGGACCACATCAACAGGACACTGTCATGTATGTTGATGGGGTCTGTAGGTGTATATGTGCTGGTCATCACAACAATACAAATAGTTATCTCAAAATCCTCCACAAAGGAAGGATAAGAAAGATGACAACAAGGGAGATAGGTAGGTTAATGGGAGTTGATGACATTGACATTGACAGGATGATTGAATCTGGAATAAGTTTAGGAAACATCAATACTCTTTTCGGGAATTCGATTGTTGTTGATGTTATGACAGAGATGTTCAGAATGTACTTGAAACAATAAATAAAATGAATTCCATCAACAAGATGAAGTCATTTGTCTCACAAGAGACTTGGTTGATTTCAAGCTGAAAAACTTTGAATTCAAAGAATTCAAAGAAACTCTATACATCATTTTAGAGTTTTTGAAGAAATCATATAGATTCTTGAAATCCTTGAATTCTCCGGTCACACCAAATTCTTCCAATGACTTGGTGCATCTTTCATAGAAATCTTGGATTTCAGGCTGTATTATATTCTTTCTTATTTCTTTTGATTTTATAACATATTGATTATAAAACTCATAGCATCTCCTTGAGATTTCAATGGAAGCAAGAACCATGTCAGGGAGATTCAAGTCCCTGAATAGGAAATTCCCTATGAAAGAACTGTAATTTGGTTGAACTTCAAACAGTTTCAGTCCATAAATCACACATCTTTTCTTGAGATTGTTCACCATCTTGTTTCTGTTCCACAGGTTGTTGCAGAGAGAATTGTATTTTGAACCTTTCTTCTTGTCAGAAGACTTGATTTTCAATTCTTCCACAGCAAACAAAGAACATCTGTAATACAATGCCTTGTCTATCAGGTTCTTGGATATTTCAAAGACTTCATGTTCCCTTTTGTTGTTGAGATGGGTTCTCTTTGGATGGTCTGAACTCAATCCATCTGGGTTCTTCTTTGACTTCTTCAAAGCAAAGTGCTTGTCATTCAATGACTTGATGGAGATGACACCAGAAGAAATCAC